GATTTTAAATATAGATATCATGGTTTAAAGACGTTTGATTATGTTTATGGTTTAATTCATGCTATTCCGGCAATTATTAGAGAAGGATCTGTTATTATTGTTGAAGGACCTTTTGATGTGTTGCTTGCTCATTCTGCCGGAATAGAAAACGTCATAGCAGTTCTTGGAGCACATATTTCTGTTAACCAAATTTTGTTGTTAGGATCGTATACTAATAAATTTATTTTTGCATTAGATTCAGACAAAGCAGGGTTGGAAGGAATGGACAGAAGTATACAATTAGTTAATAAAATATTACCGGAGGTATCTACCGATCGTATGCTGCTTTATCCGTATAAGGATTTTGCAGACTACGCATTGGCAAAAATAAAAAATGAAAAAGAGACACAAAAACACTAAAAGTACTAGAAGTATTAGAAAAATAAAGAATGAGACCGACGATATACGTAATTCAAAAGAAATATTTTTATCTGATTATTTAGAAGATGAAAAATTACCACTAGAGTTTTTTACACAAAAATTTGTCACAGAGATGGAGCCATTTAACGAAGCTATAGAAGTATATAAATCTAATTTGTTATATGTAATGATGGATTTAATTTCGACAGAAATTATGCGTTTGACTGCGGCACAAAGGGAAGTAATTATTCGTTATTTTTTTAATTCAGAATCTATAAGGATGATTGCTAAGTGTCTTAATAAGGATCTAAGCAGTGTTAGGGATTTAAAATCAAGAGCACTTAAAACTTTACGCAGGCGTTTATCTGAAAATCCATATTTTATGCAATTATTTAAGGAGTATCAAGAAGGCGACCCTAAATTATCTATACTAATAGAGATAGAAAAATTTTTAGAAAAAAATGTCTAAAACCCACCCACACCCCCACCCTAATATATAATAGGACCATAAGGAGTCTCTATGCTTTTAGGAAGAGAAAATAAAAGAGATTTTGACCATATAATTAATGTTTTAGATATATTGGACCATAAAACTGATGGTAGATATAGACATAGTATAGACAGAATAAAAGAAATATTACAGGAATTAGATAAAAATTTAAGTGAAGAAGTAGATCTTCGTTCTACTCTTGAAAAGTTTCGTAGTAAAGGTTTTAAGGTTTCAAAGTATTTAACAACTTCTTTTTCAGATCCTAATAGTATGATGAGGAAACTTAATAAACTCTGTGATGAACTTAAAGAACTTGATAAAATAGTAATGGCATATAATAATTTAAAACGAGAATTAAAAGAAACTGAAACTGCGAAACGATTAGAATCCATTATGTATGATCCGGAAAAAATAATGGAGGCTAAATCGCTTTGGCATAAATTAAATAAATAGTGAAAGGAGTATCATGTCAGGAAAAGATACAGCTAGAAAGATTTTAAGTCAATTATTTAATTCAAATCCTAACCCACAACCTAATATTATAAAAGTAGAAGCTATATTCATTGAGGATCTCACTCCAGAGGTAAAGAATAAATTAGTAAAGATAGCTTATAATACTTATGTAAAGAAATCAGATTTAAGTAGAGTTTGGACTATTGAGAGAATTGACGGTAAAGATTATGTAGTAGCTGTAGATTCTGGAAGACAATTATCATATAATTATGATATTAAGCACTCTGATAGTGATATACAAATTGTTCGTGGGGATGAAGTTTTAGCTAGTTTTCCGGTTGATGAACTTACAGACGTTAACAGTTTAGCATCCTTTTTAAGAAATAAAGCTGCTATGTATAAATTTTTGCCTAGCCAATTATTTGTACAAGCGATGCGTAACGATTTTGAATCCTTTAAAAAAGTTTTTATTTCTGCTAATGCTTTGATGAGAAAGAGTGCTGCAAATGATGTAGCACTGAGTATAGATACGGTAATTCCTACTGATGATGCTGCCATCAATGCCTTAAATTACACAGTAGATAACACTATTAAACCATATATAGACTCACTATTTTTGAATTATTCTGCACCAGGAGTACAAAACAACGATGAATTAATGAAAGAGATAGACTCTATACATAAGCAAATTATAAACGCAATTAAAGGAGTTATAAATGCTGTAAAAGGTTCTTCTATTACACTTGAAGATTTATCAGACAAGATAATAGGTAACGAAACAATTTCATCGGCTTTAAACGAAATTGATCAACTTGCACAAAAATTTAACAATTTGGATAGCTATCCTGAAATAATTAGGACTTATTTGTTACTAGACACCTACGGCGTGAGTCAAGTTACAACAATGTTAGCAGCTAGTTTGTTTAGCTTATTAAAGGAGCGAAGTAAAACTAAAGATGTCTCTGAAGAGACTAAAGAGAATAGACGGAAACAGACAGTAGAAATTCTTACAGAAAGACAGCGTCTTGAAAGAGACATTACGTCTCGAGGTGGTAAAGTCTTAGGATATATAGAAGGAATTAATTCTTATTTACAAATATTAAAAAGATTGAAAGATGAACAAGACAATTTAAGATATCAATTAAACTCTTTAATTGATCGTTTACTGAAGTATATAGACATAAAATCAGACACATCAAATGACACATCAAAAGACACATTAAATGACACATTAAAAAACGCATTAAAGGATGTGATTGAGGGTCTCATTAGCAATCCATTAGAGATTACTAAGGAACAATTAAAGGAAAAATTAAGATATATTTTTACGGAGTATTCTGACGACCAATTAAATAGATTGGTGGACGCGTTATCTGCTGCATTCAGTCAAGCGTTCTTTAAGTCTATTAAGACATTTTTTAACGAAGTAGGACTGCGTGTATTATCTCAAAGTGTATTGGGTAAATTATTTTACCAAGTTATTGATGAAGGTTCTATACCAACGTTAGAGAGTTCTGAAATACCAAAAGACCTAGAAAAGTATAAACAGTATGTAGCAGATTTTAATGCGTTAGTTAGATCTAATGAAAGATTTGATATAGTTTTGGCTAAATTTTTAGAGCGACATCCAGAGATAACTACAAAAGATCAAATCATGGATATAATAAATGGTATATCGGCTTTAGCACAGGTTTGGACACAGAAAGCTGCTAGTACCTTATATAAGAAAAATTTAGCTATTTCTTCTAGTCCTGGAATTGCAAATTCTTTAAACTCAGATATATATGAATTTATGAATACTTCTCATTATCTTGAGGATTTATTTGTAGAATTAATAAAATCCTTATCTAAGGAAGCACAGAACTTAATTTATGCAACAGAAAAACTTGATTTAAATGACGAAAAAGATCTTCAAAAAATAAAACAATATCTTACCGACGAAGACCGTAGGAACTTTATAATTGCTATATTAATAATTGGAGCTATGGGGCATGTTATACTACTTCAAGGTGCAGCAATTACTCCTCATAATCTTGTTACTCCATCATTTGGAGGTTCCATAGTATCCGATATTAAGCAGGCTATTGAGCAGGCTATTGCGGCTGAAAAAAATAAGCCGAAAAAAGATTTAGATATCAAAGCTCTTAAAAAAGAAACAATAGAAGGGGCAAAAGTAAAAGTAGATTATCTACAATCTTCTCTTCTTATTCAATTAATGAAAATTAATCCAAAGTTTGTAAATGAGCGTGTAAAAAATTATAGCGGTGAGAACAAAGTAGATTTTATAAACTATTTAAGAGAGGGTTTACAAAACCAGTTAAAGGAATTAATGTCTGCTCATGCTAATTTTAAACAGGTTACTGACAACTCTCTTACTCTTTTAGGTGATCTATTACAAAAACCAGATAAAGAAAAAAAATTTTTAACAGCATTACCGTTTTTAGCTAGAAACAATGCACCAGTTACGACAAAGATAATAAAAAAAGGCAAAGATGTAACTAAACAAGCTATAAACGAGTTTGCTACTGAATATTTTAGGACTTTAGCTTCCGCATATGTATATTATAACCAAGAGAATAGAAATAAAGTTAAAGAAGAATTAACTAAAAAAATTGAGAAATGGCAAAAAAAATACAATACTACTGTAGATGCAGTTTTTGGTACAGGAGTAGATGCTTTAGTAAATACTCCGATACAGGTGGATATAGCTATAAGTTCTGTACCAGATTTAAGGAAACAGGCTCACTATGATTTAATAATTGGAAAGATTATTAACGGAATGAAAGATCTTACAAGAAACCATACTTTAATGGGTATGCCTAATATTATGATGGCTTTATCACATCAAACTGGGTTTGTAGCATCTATTTTTGCAAAGTATATAGGACCAGAAAGTATTACAGCTAATATCGAAAATTCACAGTTACAAATAGTAACACCAGAGAACAACATTAATTTAGGTACGCCAACTAGTCCATATTCATCTGGAAAAAGAAAAAATCCTATTATATTATCTAGGAAATTATATAAAATTAATGGATTTCCTGATTATTTTATTAGAAACTTTTTATTATCTGATCCTCAATTAAAGGAGCTATATGACGTTCTTTCTGATGACGTCCGGTATTTTACTGGAGCGATAAAATATAATAGTACTAAATTTAAAAGTGAGTGGGACCTGATTGCCGCTCATGTAACAAGACTAGTCACCCCAGACAATCTTAATAAGGCTTATAATGACTTTTTAAAAGATTTGAAACGGTATTTGCCTCCTCCTCCTCCTCCTTCTACTACTTCTACTACTACTCCAGCTAGTCAAGCTAGTCAAGCTCCAAATAATACGACCAATACCTTGGAAGACGTTCAAAATATGATATCAAACAAGACATATACCAAGATAGAAAGAGAAGCAGAAGATTTTAAAGATAAACTTAATGCCCCGGATGGCCAGATGGTTTTGGATGATTTAATAATTGCATTTACAAGGGCTTTACACTTGGAGATTTTGACTAATCAGCCAGAAATGAACAAAGGTATATTAACTTTGAAGGCCTACTTAGCTAAATTATTAAAGCAGTCTTCTAGTTCTGATAACTTACCGTCACTAGCGGGAGCATTAAACTCTTTGTCCTATTTATTAGATCTTGCGTATAGTTGTGCAAGTTTATGGCATCCAATGATAAAAACCGCAGCTAAGAAAAAGAAAAATATTGGCCCGGTTAATCCTGCTCCAACTAACCCGGCTCCAACTAATCCTGCTCCAACTAACCCGGCTCCAACTAATCCGGCTCCAACTAACCCGGCTCCAACTAACCCGGCTCCAACTACCCCGGCTCCAACTACCCCGGCTCCAACTAACCCGGCTCCAACTAACCCGGCTCCAACTAACCCGGCTCCAACTAACCAAATTAATCCTTATTTATCTACAATACAAGCTTTCGAGGAAGCAAACAAAACAATAAATGAAAGAATGCGAAGAGTATGGAATACAGTATATGAAGTTTCACAAGAGATTATTACAATGTCAAATGGTGTTAATTTATGGGGTAGGCATTCCGGTAAGCTCCCAGCAATGTTATTTGATTATATACCAACACTACTAAATCATACAATAGGTTTCCTAGACTCTCAGCTTGAGTCTGGAGTTCCACAATTGAAAGCATCTTCTCAACGTAAACTGCATACATATCTCCAAGACGTTATTAGATATGGAAACTCTTATAAGGGACTGAAAGCATATTTGAAAAAATTCTTAAAACCTGCCTGTGACAATGTAGAAAAGGGGTATACCAAGAAGATAAATGATATAACTAATAAACTTACAGATATTGCTGCATCTATCAATAAAATTACTGCAGACCTAAAGAATACACAAAATAAAGATCAAATTGCGGAGTATGAGAAACAAATTAATGAGTATAATGAGCAAAAAAAAGGACTTGAAGAAGCTAGAAAAAATATTGAAGCCAAACGTAACAAGATTGAGTCTCTAAAAAGATATATAAATGAGGTGCTACAAAGTACGTATTCAAATGAGTATGAGCTGGCCAGCAAGATAACCGAGATACGTAGTCAATTCAATTATATATCAGTGTTTGGTGGTATGCCAGTAGAAATAGAAATGTACAATTTAGAGCCAGATTCATATTTTTCACCTCTTATACCTTCTACTGATGACGAGGCTACTTTAAAAAAATTACGTTTGGTTGAAAAAATGTTGGGGATTGATTCACAATTAATTGATGGTTTATCTAATACGTTGGGAACTATTACACAGATTCGATTAACACTTGAGCTAGCTGGTGAAAAAATTCAAGTATTAGGGGAACCCATGAGTGATGCAGATCTTGTCCGTTTTAGCCAACTTTTCCCACTTAGTCCTACAGCACGACTGAGAGCTCATATGCATAGCACTTCTGGGATTTATGTATTATCAGATGGCCTCATTAATTTTTTATACCAAGAGTTACCTAAGGCTGATTATAAGGATTTTGTAGATATGGTTGATAAAAAAATAAATGGAACTATCAACACAGTTTCAATAGATGATCGTATAAAGTTACTTTCTAAGATTTTGAAACTGATACTTCGATATGATATAGACTTTTATCAACATGATATTAGCACATTATTTTATTTATTAGAGATTCACCCTAGATTAGGTCGTGATATCGTAAAAAACATAAAGGATATGTTTGAGGACGTGGCTAAGACATTAACTGAACAAAGTAATCCAGGATCTAATAGTTTAGTTAACTATTATATAAATATTTTAGAAAGATATTTTAGCGGAACTCCTAATAATAATACTATAGCACAGTATCTTTTTAGGTTTTTGAATACTACAATGATGGGGTATATTTCGGAGAAATTTGGACAACAGGCACAGAGCAAGTTAAAAAACAGGATATTTGAAGATTACTGGGACACTGCTTTAAAAAAATTAAAGATAGCACTTAACAATCCAAAAGGATATTCTTCAAAAGTAGCACCTTATCTTATAAGAACTGAAGATATAGAGGCTAATGAGTTAGATATGAAAGGTAAGTTTACTAAAGACGATTTAGATTATATCTTTTCAATATTAGAGCAGCTATATAATGAGAAGGCTTCGAATGTAACTTCTGGTAAAGTTGGTACAGTTGGTAGTAAACTATCTGAACTACTATACTCTGGTCAGTACAGTAGAATATTAGGAGCCGCAGTTGATGGATTAACTCAAATCGTACTTCCATGGATTATGAGAGGATTAGACGAAAACGATGTGATAACTAATTTCCCACCAGATATGCGTGAAGATGTCCCTTATAAGCGGCCATATAATTCCTATTTATTGAAAGAATATCTGAGTGGTTTTATAATTAAATTATTTGGTATTTTAATAGATAGTTATATTGCCTTGAATGGGCAAACATATACAGGTAATATTGATTCTAAAATACAACAACTATCTAACGATCTTAGAAAAAAACTAAATGGACCTGTAAATTCGCGTCTTGATGAAGCTTGTAAGTACATTGTTGATATTATAGGTAAAGTTTTAAAGGATAAGATGGGTATTCTTCAAATACTGAATGTTACACAGACGACGGAACGCACACCCATGATATTTTCGAAAGGAAGCTTTTTTAATTATAAAGATACATTTAATTATTCACTAATAAAAATTGGCGAGATAGCAGAAGCTATCCAAAATATTGATCCAGATGTTAAAGATCCAGATATTAAAGATCTTGAAGCAAAAGCTAAAGCATTAGTCGCTTTATTAGTTAATCAAGTACAGAATATAAGTAGATTATTAGATAAAGCTAAACAGGTTAATAAAGAATTAGAGGAAGAAATTAATAAAGAGGAAGAACTTAATAAATCAGAAAGTGATCTTCAATAAATTTAAGGAGGAACTAAATTAATGACAAGACAAGATTTAATTGTAAAAGCATACGTGCATTATGCAGGTATACCAAGATTTGATGATAAGATATTTAAGCAGTTTGTAGGAGAATTTCCGGAATTGATTCGTGAATTTCCGAAAGCTCAACTACGTCAAATGATTGTACGCGGTGCCGAAGCGTTTAGGGATGAAATTGATCCAGTAATTGATATTAATGAAATTCGCAAAAATGTTGGGAGAGAAAATACCGAACTTGAGTATTTTTTTAATCATGCTCCTACACGCTTAAAAGCTTTTATTGATCATTTTAAGACTTTTCCGTTTAAATCGGCATCAAACAAATCTATAGTGAAGAAATCTATTTTAACTGTCTATGGAGAAGATGTTCAAAATCCAGAGTCTACAATGAATAAAAATTTAGATAAAGAATTATCCGATATTTTAAATTCTGATGCTACTAATCCGTCCACAACTCCAGAAACTCCAAATACTTCAGATATTTTAGATACTTCAGAGACTAAAAATACTTCCGAAACTACTCTAGGAGAAGATATAAAACCTGAAGGAGAGTCTACGGCAGAGTCTTTACCTCCAGAAATAGAAGACGAAGCAGTTGCAACGCTAAATGGATATTTACAAAAGGATGTCTTTAATAACAAGCTTATACCAGTAGTAAAAATTGTAGAAGCGTGGAAACTCCAAAACGGCTATATAGTAACTTTTGAACTTTCCTCCTTAGATAAATCAAAAAAAGTTTATGCGTCAGCTGTTGTTTATAATGATAAATTAGTTCTTCCTGCTGAATTACGAGATGAAAATGATCAAGTTATTGGTGAATTTAATAAAGATACTATTCTTAATGTATTTGCTGAGACAGAAAGTGAAATGCCTACTGATTCCGACAATTATCAGGATCTTATGAGTGAAATGATAAAAACCAGATCACCAGCAAAAGCGAGTAAAATACTTGATAAGATTATACAGAGATTTGGAGCAGAAGTTGGCAGAAATGCTTTTGATACTTTTACCAGGGTTAAATATAAGAAAACTTCTGCTGATCCAATTAGACCTGCAGATTTATTAGATGTTAAATTTGCGTCAGATTTCCCGGATTTAGAGTTTGAAGAAACTATGGATCCAGATACCAAAAAAATTATGGATAATCTAAGGAGGAAGAAATAATGAAAGTTTATTCTTATAATAATCAGTTAGTCGCGATCTTAAAAGAAACTCCAGAAACTGTAACATTTATTACTGCATCTGGAGATATAAAAGAGATACCGCAAAGCAAAGCTATAGTAGAAGAAGCAAAACTTATTACAGCTGGAGTTTATAATGATAAATTTATCCAAGCAGCACTTGGCGGTTTGGTTTCTGCTCCAAAGTATATTAAAAAGACTGGTGGTCTTATGTTATATGTAGGCAAACACGGTATTGCTTATGTTGAGCCACAGGGAAAAGGTTTAGTTAAGTATGCTATTGGAGTAGATAGTGGTGCATTTGTAAATCCAGAAGAAGTTAATAAGAAAAAGATTCCTCACGGTAAAGAACCAGATTGGGATAAAGATAAACTCTTTAAAGAAGACATGAGAAAAGATAACGGCAAGGGTGGGAAGAATACGAAAAAGCCTATGGATGAAATTGATGATTTAGAAAGTATGGACTCTTCAGTTCCTGAAACTTTAGATATAGCAGATCCGAATGAACAACTTGGTCAGGTTAAATCCATAGTATTGAAATGGGATAGTCCTAAAATAGATGGGTCTATTGAAGATATTAAGAGCATGTTTGGGGAAGGAAAACCGCTTCCAGAACCTACTAGTATTGTTATAGATACTGGTGAGGAACGTATTACAAGTAAGAAAACTTTAAATACAGCTTCTATACAAGAACGTATAAAAACAGCACGTTCTGTAGGGGCTCCAGGTTTAGGTCTTACTCCTACTATGTCACATACATGCCCGAAATGTCAAAGTTTATTAATGTATAAATGGGATCCTCAGAAACAAGAAACATTATTAGTTTGTCCTGTTTGTGGTTATACGGAAAGATATGAACGAGATGAAGAAACCCAAAGAACGATTCCAATAGAAAAAAGAGAAACCAACTAGAGGGAGTTTTCTAATGCCAATTCCAGATGGTTTGTTAGATACATTAAAATATGTTAGAACTGATGGAGTTTCACGAGCTTGCCCTGTTTGTGGTGCTCCAATGGAACATATAACAGATGGATTGAACGTAATTAATAAATGTTTTCAGTGTGGTTTTTCTGAAAAGCCTACTGGAGATATTAGTAATCAACATAAATATGATCATACAATTACTATTGTAACAGCTTTTCTACAGAAACGAGGATTTTTTGAATTATATCAGCCTTTAGATGAAAAACTTTTTAATTCATTGATTTCTGCTGGTAGAGATACTGAAACAGCTAGGGAGGAAGTAATTAGAGATTTAGATTTAAAAGGAGAAGCTTTGGAATATTTTAATTCAAAAGTAGATTTTTTAGGTAATTTGTAACAAAGGAGGTAGCTGACTATTAAATTTGAAGAAGTCCTTTTACATCCTTATTATGATACTATCAAACAGAAATGTTTTGCTGATGAACCAGCTACTGAAATCTCTAATTGGATTAAAAATACAGTAGATGCAGATGCTAATATTCCACAAGAAAAGAAAACGGATTATTATGTTTCTGATAGAAAAATAAGTGCATATAAAAAGTTATTGCAGGAACAGACAAAAGATATTATGGTGAGTATGGAAAAACCTATGGCTGTACTTCCTACTCAACCTATTTCTGCAAAACAAATTGATATACAGCATAACGAAGGTGCTGTATTAAAACCTATTATTTCAAAAGATATTGAACGAAATATATTAAATGTAAATGAAACATTCTTAAATTTAGCTAGCACAGTTGAAGATCTTATTCAAAAATTATTAAAAGAAGAAGCTCAGTTTGGGGTTAGAGATACTGGAATGATTAGAACGATTCGTAGCCTTTTAGCAGAACTTAGGCAATTACTTGAACTTTATTGTAAATTAACTGGGCGTGAAGATTTTGCTAAATCTTTGGGTAGTAATTTGGGAGAAGCTGCAGCTAAAAATATTATTAATAAAGAAACTAAAGAGAAACTGATGGTATATATACGAAATCTTGTGGCTGATTTAAATCCTGAAGCTATATCAAAAACTCTTGCAGAATTGGAGGCTATTTTGCGTGGCGAGTAATTCATATATAAATCCATTTATGTTATCTATTGAGCCTGGTAAAAAACGCAAACATCATTCTGAAGGAATGAAAGATGTTAAACGTCAAGAGATTAATAACGAAGGATATGCCAAAGAAATAGGTTCGGGCACAGATGAAACTGGATATGGGGAAAATGATAAAGACAAGGCTCCTTGGATGAAAAATCTACATCAATTTTTATCAGGTCCAGATAGTATGAACCCAGATATGAAAAACATGCCTGGAAATCCATATTATTCTTATACTAGTAGCGGATATAGTTATTATGGAATGATACGTCGTGCAGTTATAGAAACTGTGAAAGAGAAAGTAAGAAATGCTCTTGATCGTGCCAAGAAAGAAGGAATAATAGACAAAGATCAAAGTATTTTTGACGTTAAGATTGATATTCCTGGAGTTGGTCCAGTAACATATGATCAACTTACTGAGGCTATGGCTGAAAAAGCTCTAAAGATATTAAACAAAATGATATCAGAAAAACATAAAACAAAATCAGAGGAATCAGAAGGAGCTTTAGGTTCTGATAAATTGCCTGATTTAGGACTTGGAGGTTTAGGTAATGTAGGAGGACCAGGAGGATCAGAAGGCAGCAGTTTAGGTGGTGCTTCAGAAGGTGGAGATCCAGCTGCAGAACTAGATGAAGCTCTAAATGCTCTTCAACAACTGAACGCTTCATTTAATTTAAATATAAAAACAGGAAAAGGTAATAAACAGCAATTTCCAATTTCAGGCGAAACAGATGAAAAACATAAAAAACGTAAAATGGTAGAACAATTGAGTAAAGATGAAGAAGAGGAAGTAGAATTCTATAAAACACAGCACGAACCGAATTTAGAGTCAAAACCATATATTCAGGATGGTAATGGAAATACTAATCCTGAGCAAGCATTTGCAAATGATCCTATGTGGAATAATGTTTATATGTGGATGGGCTAATTGGTCATGGAAAAAACTGATTTATTAATTCAAAGGATTACAAAGTTAGTAAGAGAATTGCCTCAAGGGGCAATGACATATGAATTAGAACTTTTGTTCACTGAATTAACCAAACAAATTGATAAAATTCGCAAGGAGGCTAAAAAGCAATGCAAGACAAAATTATCAAACAAGGAATAGGATCGGATGTATTTCCTTCTGGAACGTTTATAGCTAATTTAGCTATTGAATTAGCAAGAAGGATGATACGTAATGGCGAAAGGATTTCACATTTAATTGATGAGGTAAAAGAACGGTATAAAAATATAACCGACCAAGACATTTATGCTCTTTTATCTGAATTACAGAAATTAGGTTTTGATGTTACGCCTAATGAATGGTTGTATTTAACTCCAGTAGAATATCGTGCAGCTATGTTAAAAAATCTTAATATTGTGAAAAATGCTAAAATCTATGGTAGTCGTTATGAGGATATTATAACTGCCATTAAAGAAACCAAAGAAGAACTTAAAGCTTGCAATGACTGGCTTGACGAAAATAATGATGCGCGTGTATTAAATCCGCAGACTTATTATAGTTATTATGAAATGAGAAACAATTTAGAGAAAAAATTAGAAGATTTACAGAAAGCTTTACAATTAAGCAAATCAGCAAAAGTATATGATAGGACTTATGCTGGTGGAGCAGTACCGCTTCGTCCGCTTAATTTAGTTATAGATGATAAAGTTAGTTTTATATCATTTGATGATAAAAATCAACTCATTAAAAGTGCAGCTGAAGATTTACAAGACAAATCTTCTGTTGAAGAAGCGAAGCAACAGGAAAAAGTAGACATACCTCTAGTTAGAGCTTTTGAAAAACTAGGTGATATGGAAGCTCTTAAACCTTTTTGGTGGGATTTTAAGAAAAACTTTGGAGAGATTTATGATGATCCAGATAGAATAGCTGAAGCAATTGATGAATTATTGGAGTATATTGATCGTACCAAAGCAGAAAAAGATATGTCTCCAGAGGAAGTAAATGAAGCATATGAGGTTATAAATGATTTTATAGAACAGCAAGCCAAGAAAGGAATAAAATTAGAAACTAAAATTAACGAGTATTTAGATACTAGCATGGACACATCTGATGAAGACGAAGATGAGGAACCTATAAATGCTCGCGAATCTGGGTTACCCGCAGAGGAATCTCCAATTAATATAGGAGAATCTATCGGTTCTGATATTGGCGGAAATGCTCCTAAATCAGAAGGGCAATTAGCAGTTACAACGTCTAATAAAAACCGTGTAGTTGTTGGAAACTATTTAGATAAAGATGTTGCTAAATCTTTACAATATATTAATAAGATCAATGAAATTTTATCTAATGTCCGTGCAAGTACATCTATTCCAAAAACTGCACACGTAGATAAGGCTATTGATAATTTACAGGGTTCTTTAAAAGATATAAAGAACTACATTGAAACAGAACTTCCATTTAATTCAGATGTAGAGCGAAAAGCTGCTCGTACTGTCTTGAGTAATATAATGAAGAAGTTATCTGTTTTAATAGATCTCTATACAGATGAAAAAGGATCAGACGAGCTTATGAAATATATAGCTTCTTCTGATTTTCTTAAAACTATAAAATCAGCAAAGATTTTATTAACTACTATAGGTGAATAATATGGCATTTCCTTATGATCTTTTAGTTCCTAAAATTAAAAAAGACGGTGGGAAATTTGTAACTGAAACTAAAGATATTGATCCGACTACTCATAAAATTATACTTAGTAATTATGCTCGTGGACGTGAGATTTTGTCAGATGGAAGAGTCCTTTCTTCCAGTATTAGAGTAACAAAAGGTGGTATAATTTACACTGAGATATTTGATACTCCAGTGCCAGATGGTCCATATTTCTATCACTATGAAGATACCTCACTTAATGTTGATAGCAGTGTTTTATTATTTGGCCAACATGAATCTGGTACAGTAACTATTTCATATGAAACTCGTGGTGATTATATTTTAGCAGAACGGCATAATCTAATTGAGAGTGATTTAGCTGCTATAGAAAAATTACTTTCATCTAATGGAGCAGGATTTAAAGGTATTTTAGTTGGGAGTATTCCAGACAGTAGTTGGACTAATTATATTATTAATGCTGGTCCAAGTGTATATGGCAAAATAATTGATGTATCAGCATATACCAATAACGCTGCTACGGCAATTGTCCAGATAACATTAGGATTTAATAGTGATACTTCTACAAATTTGCCAACATCTCCAGTTTTTTCTATTACTGGGGCAAAGATAGACAGTGGTCGTTTTTTAACTTCTAGCGAAATACTTATTGCTACATCTGAACAGCCGGGATCTACAACTGGAACAAAGTTTCTTAATTATACAATAATAATTCCGTGACCTGCCTTTGTATAAAGGTAGAGGTCTCCTTAGCATAAGGAATAATTTCATAAAAATACCGAAATTTGTCGTCTATATATAGTAGAAGGCTAAAAATTTGATAAAGGTGTTTCTCCTGAAGGGAAATTTAGTTATTTAAGGAGGAAGATTAGAATGAAGAAAGTGAATATACCGAGAGAAAAAAGATGGGTTCATCTGATTTGTTTAATTCTCGTACCTATACTTTCGATATTAGGTAGTCCTCAGATATCAAACGAAGCAGTATACAAAGTAAATACGATGCACGATTATATAGAACAATATTTGAAACTTTTTCCTAATTTAGAATATGCTGAAGTAGTAGCTGTTATTAATAAAGAAAGTGGAGGAAAAGCGGATTTGGTAACATATGAAAAGTCCGTAAAAGATTATAGTTATGGTCCAATGCAAGTTCGTGGTAAAACTTTGAGGGCTATGGGATTTCGTGGTGATTTTAGACAGATTCTTAATTATGAAAATGGAATTTATTGGGGAATGAAGTTTTTAAGTATATGTAAAGAAAATGTAACTAGAGAATATATGAAGACTCATAAAGTAAAAAATAAGCATGCTATTAGAAAACGCACTTTTGCAACTTATAATGCTGGAGGAGTTTATTGGCGTACAGGATACGTAGGCGAAAAATATATTAATCATTCATATGTTCGTGCGTGTGAATGGCATTATTGGAAATTGTATAAATATAATAAATTCTTTTCTCCTGCAAATAATATATAAATATAAAAAGGAGAATTTATGAAAAAATTATTTTTCATATTAGCTTTGATAGGTTTATTTTTTGCACATATTGAAATTTTTGCGGAAAACACTCCTACTCCAACTGCTACTATGACTAGCACTCCAGGAGTATTTTATATTTATAACTCTTTAGATTTGTTTATAAATGAATCAAGAACTATTAATAATTTGTCTGGATCATATACTTGGACTAATAATTGGGGGAATCAGATAGTTCCAGATGTAACTTTAGAATCTGGACCTATAGATGCTTATGAAGCGATAGTAAAATTTGATACAAATAATATTATAGTTACTGTAGTAGATAAATATGGTATTCCAGTAAGTTGTACTTTTACGCCTGCTGTGGTTAATATACGTGCATATAGAAATAGATCAGGGTTTACTTGGTAAAAATATATTAGGAGGTTTATTTTATGGATATTGATGGAAAAAGACCTACGTTTCCAGATGGAGTTAAATTAAAAACAAACGATTTACTTAGTTTGCAAACTCAGCTTACTAGTATGGTTCAGGCTTTATCAAATATGTTTTCTGACGGAGTTATATCAGGTTTAACTCTTGAACAGGAAGGAGAGTATATATCATACGACTATGAACATAATCGTTGGGATTATGGAAAAGGAAGCGTACGTATTCACGGTGGTATGGCTAAAGCTGAAAATGGTGAATTATTAATTATTGAAGAAGGTCAAATTCCTGATATATCTAATGATTTATTCTGGGATCAAACTAATATTGGATCAGGTAGAGATATTTGGATTTATAAAGATGATGTAGAAAGTATAAAAACTAGGCCTGATATTATAGGTACTTCTAAAAGTGTACTAGAAAAAAATATTTATAAAGTAGCATATGGTAATTCTCCAAGTAAACAACCTTATTTTAAACTTTGTACTGTTACTAAATTAACTCCTGGATATCCGGCGTCAATTCAAAATAGTGTTACAATTAATTATGCTCTTAAGAGCTTGACGCATTCTAATTCATTATTTACAAATAGTACAACATATACCGGACCAAAACTCAAAGGATATGAAGCTTTAGTAGATCGGAGTGTTCCTGGAACAGCGCTTATTACACCAGGGACTATTACGAACGTTGAAATTGCTGATAATGCTATAACTACAAATAAAATTTTGAATCTTAGTGTTACAAAAGAAAAAATTAATGGAAATTTTAAAAGTCAAATATTTTCATTCAACGTACCTAAAGGAGGTTCTGTTATATGTGCAAATTTTAGCGGTGGAGGGGTGATATTTTATCCGGGAACTAGATTAAATGTAACTGGTATAGTTACCACTATTTCTGAGGGTGTTGATAGAGGTTTTTGGGTAGCATGGGGTGGTTATATTGCTAGTAATGGAAATCTTATTCCGCATTATGGAAGTCCAGAAACTAATTCTGTAGATTTATATGGTTTTAGTACGGATAGTGGACAGATATCCAATAGTGGTTGGCAATTAGTGTATCTTCCCAAGGATAGACTCTTAACGGCTAAAAATAATACAGGTTACGATGGAAGATATTGTCATTTAGAAGTTACTATTTTTGGATACTATCTATAGAAATAAAAGGAGGCTATCAATGACTACAAATTCAAACAAGAAGGAAACACCGAAGGAAAAAATAAAAGAATTAGAGGAAAAGCTAAAAAATATGCCTGTCTATGAATGCGAAATATATTCTAGAGTCGTTGGATATTTCAGGCCTATAAAGCAATGGAATAAAGGAAAACAGACCGAATGGACTGACAGAACCAAATTCACTCCTGAATTTTTGGAGAAATAAATGAAAAAGCTAATACTAATTTTTTTACTTATATATAGTTTGCTTTATGCTAATACTCTACCGAAACCATATTTATTTTATTTTAGAGTTCCTATTGGAGTGCACGTTGTTAGTCCAGAAAATTTAAATGTCAAAGCATTTACGACTGGAACAAATGATGAAAATTTTAGCTATTATTGGATTTGTTTATATGGTGATACAACTGAAAATAATGAAATGGCATTTTTATATTGGATGAGAGCATTATACGAAAATGCTCCTTCAGAATTAAAGCCTTATATGATTTTTGAAGAAATTGGTAGCAATACAGCTTCTGCACGATATGATGCTATAAGACACAATTTGATAGAATTAGGTTTCTAAGATGAATAAAATAATCAAATTCATAATTTCATTCCTCTTTATACCTATTATCGTTTTTGGAGCAGGAAATGAGTATTTTAATTTAACGCATTTTAAAATTTCAAATCCTTCAAATCAAACAATGAATTTTATGTATAATTATTATAATTATGCAACCTACAACGTGAAATTAAGTGATTTTAAAGTAGTTGGATATTTTTTTAGAGACGGAAGCACTAATTGGATTTATGATAGTTCTAATACACAAGGTTCAATTTATTATTCAGATGGAAGTTGGTATACAAATACTGGTTCTAATTTTACAATAACGTTTACAAATTTAACATATACAGTAGATTGTGGTTTGGTAAATGGTATACAAAGGAAAGCAGATGGAATGTTTGAAGCAAGATATAATGGAGCAGAAGATATTCCTGCAAATGGCGGTTATGTGCAATTAGGTTCAGGAAATTATTGGTTTAGAATAAGAAAAAGTGATTGGAGTGATATTAGTTCAAATAAAGCGAATTCTTATTCTTGCCAAGATAATGATACAGTATTAGGAACAACAGCACCAGGAATTAACTGGAAATGGCTTATTTTATATTACAGCGACGATGGTGGAACAACTTGGCATCAAGTATGCGAAAGGACCGATACTAATGGAACAGTAGATACAGAAAGCGGAGCATTACCTTGCAATCAAAACGCTTGTGCTGCTCCTACTAATGCTTCTACTAATACTCCTACTATAACTCCTACCATAACTCAAACTATAACTCCTACTATAACTCAAACAATAACTTCTACCATAACTCAAACTATAACTCCTACTATAACTCAAACAATAACTTCTACCATAACTCAAACTATAACTTCTACAATTACTCCTACAATAACTCAAACAATAACTTCTACTATAACTAAAACCATAACTTCTACTATAACTATAACTTCTACCATAACTCAAACTATAACTCCTACTATAACTCAAACAATAACTTCTACTATAACTAAAACCATAACTTCTACTATAACTATAACTTCTACCATAACTCAAACTATAACTCCTACTATAACTCCTACCATAACTCAAACCATAACTTCTACCATAACTCAAACTATAACTTCTACAATTACTCCTACAATAACTCAAACAATAACTTCTACTATAACTCCTACCATAACTCCTACCATAACTCAAATTATAACTCCTACGATTACTCCTACCATAACTTCTACAATAACTTCTACAATAACTTCTACAATAACTTCTACAATAACTTCTACTATAACTTCTACAATTACTCCTACCATAACTCAAACAATAACACCTACTATAACTCCAACCACGGCTAACCAAGGAGATTTAAGAGTTTGGAGTGTTTCGCAAGAATCTAATAAAATAAAATGGGCGTTTCAACTTAGAAATACCAATCCAGATCAAGTACCTATGCCTTTATCTAGTTATTTAGTTACATTTTATATTAATTCTACCAAACCAGCTAGTTCTATAGATTTTTATTCTAATGTAGGAAGTTGTGGAATTTATGATCAGAATGGTACATTGATTACACTAATTGGTAGGTGGGATCTTTATGATATTTCTGATATATCTCCTATAGATTGTGGTTATTCTTATGGAATTCAGAGACGTGCTACTATAAAAATAAGTATTAAATATAATGGAACAGAGACAATTCCATATGGTGGATATATGGCTCCGGTTTCTAATACTGCTGTAGTTGGATGGATACAGTATAAAGATAATTCGAATTTTGATCAATCCTATGATTACTCCAGTATGTTATCATTAAATTTAGGTTCTGATATAAATTCTGCTATTGATTATCAGTATGTAGACTTATCTATTTTAAATAATACAGAAACTAAATTGTGTGAAGGAAAACTTGGACCAAACGATACAAATGCTATTCAGGATATATATGGACATTGGATTGATGCATTTAGTGGAATTTGGCCTTGTGGAACTGTAATATGTAATATTGCAACTCCTACAATTACTTCTACTAGTACTATTACATTAACTCCTACTTTAACTGTGACTCCGACTATAACTCCAGGTGAAGTTATTTGGTCTTCTAATACTCATAAAATTATAAATACAGTAATTTCATCTTCTACTGGAACTGGTATAGTAACGTGGAGACAAGATTTTCCTTGGGAGGCAAAAAAATATAATGTTCAGATTCAAGCCCGGCAAATGCCAAATAATGCAAAGATAACTTTTTATAAACTTGACAATTCTGTTATAATAAGTATAATTGATGATAACGGCAATACAGTAGATTGTTCTGGAACTAATGCTATCTTGGATGTATTTATTGACTATGATATTAAGCAATACAATTTTTAGCGAGGATTCCATATGAGAAAAATTTTAACTTTCTTTTTCTTATTGATAGCTTCTACAAGTTTTAGTTTAACTTGGGAAACTTATACAAATATGACCAATTCTGCTGGTCAAGGTGTTAGTACTATGGCTAATGCCATAGTTTCTTATAATGGTTATGTTTACCTTTTAGGTACTGGAAACACTATGTCTGCTTCTTCAGATACAATATATAAATTTCCTTTGGATTTATCATCTCCAGTTTCAGTGCTTGGAACGAAGTTGCCTTTAGGTGGAGGAAAATATCAATCTGCATTTATGTATGGTAATAGTATTTATTATTTTCCCGATCGTAGTGATTATGTATCTGGATCTAGAAGTTTACAAGGAGTTTATAGAGCAAATATTATTAATAATGTTATAGGTAGTTTTTCCAAAATAGGAGATTTACCATTTTATAAAGACCATCCGTATACAATGAGGACAATAATTCAGAATCCAGATGATAACAGTTACTATATTATCGGTGGTGCAGTTTTAGGAGAAAATGATTGGAGTAATTGGTGTGGATTTGCCCAACAGACTAATTCATATTCATTTTTTTATTCATATGATCCATATACTGAGTATCGTTCTAATTCTTATGCTATTGCTATGCGTACTCACGATAATAATGATAATGAGATTGAACCTTGTAGAGTAATTACTGGAGAAAATATATTTTCTGTTGCAGATGTAGTTAAAGTTTCTGATGGGTATATTATAGGTGGTTCTTTATATGATCCTATAATTGGTCTTACAGTTGGGTATAAATTTTTAAAAATTGATTTTAATGGAAACACGATATCTAGAACATCAGATGTTTTAACTAATGGTATATATCTTATGAATATAACTAAAGATTATAATGATAATGTATATTTATGTGGGTATACTGGTTCTTTAGGATATATAATAAAAGCAGATTCTAATCTTAATACAAAATTTGTAAAGAGTTATAATTTAGCTGATTCTTATACACAGCTTAATGATATTGAAGCTTATGGTAATACTTTATATGCAGTTGGATATACAGTTTCTACTAATCCTAATTTGATATATCATAATATTTTAGTTAAATTAGACCTTAATGGTAATTGTATAACTTCATTTTCAGATCAAAATATGACATATTCCGGGTCTGCTTATTATGGTATTACAGTTGTAGCTGATACAATTTATGCTGTAGGATCTGGTATTTCTGATACTAATCAGAGTTATCCTATATTAGGAGCATATGATTTAAATTTGAACCGTAAATGGACAGTAAATATTTCAAATCCAGGAATTGCTTATTTTGGTATATATGATAATGTTAATTTTTCATACCCTGTTATAGCTATTATTCCGGTTTATTCTAGTACCTACGGTATTTATAGAGTTCGAGCAGATACAGGGTCTTATATTGATAGTGCTAGTTATACTATGATTTATGAACCTTATCTTAATCATCACTCTATGTTTAAAAATGGAAAATATTATTTAGGTACTAATACACAGATTATAATGATTGATAGTAATTTAAATACACAAATTGTATCTGCTATTGCTTATGGGTCTGATATATCTCCAGCTACATCTAATATAACTTATGTTAAAGTAAGTGGAAGTACTATTGTTGATTCGTGGACCAATACTGTTCCATTCCTTAGTTATGGAGGTAGTGGTTCGGTTTATAATGGATATTTACATTATTATGGTGGATTATCAAAATCTGCAATTGATGTTACAAATATACATTATTATGCTCCAATAGGAGTTAGTGGCACTCTTGGTACTTGGGGTTCAGAATATTGGCCGGGTCCTCCAATGGCTTATGGAAATGCTGTAAATTTAAATGATAAAGTTTATTTTTCTGGTAATCCCTATCCCTATCCATATCCATATACTATGATTGGTACTTATGGTATTGGTGGATCTATGTTAACTTGGACCTATGATGCTCACGCGCCAAAACCAACATGGGGAGAACGATTGCTTGCTGCATTAGGAAAATTATTTAGAATAGGTGGAACTACAGATTCTGATACATATTATCCAATTAACGATGTTTTTATTGCAGATAATTTTACTCCAACTATAACTCCAACTATTACACCAACTTGGACTCCAAATTTAACACCAGTTACTTTTAATGATTGGGTACAAGTTCCTACACCATCTTCGGATATACCAGGCAGATCTGGTCATGCATTAATTGATGGAAGTGAAATTGGATCACCAGGATGGATGTTTGTTGCATTAGGATATAATTATGATATTTTTCTTAAAGATATACGGAAGTCTCCAAATGGTTCTGATTGGGAATTTGTATGTTCATCTAATACTCTTAGTTATAAATATTCTTTTGGTTATACAACTTTTAATAATAAACTATGGATGATTGGCGGAGTTGATAGTTCTGGTCTTACAAATTCTGTATATTCTTCAACTGGATCTAATATTAAATGGGAATCACGTTTACCATTAGGCGTAGCTGCTCCAGGCGTTGTAGTTTTTAATAACTATATATATGTAATTGGTGGTGGAGATGCTGGTACGGGAGCTGGACAAGCATCAGTTTTTCGTTCTTCAAATGGAATAGATTGGGAAACGGTTACATTAAATGCAGAATTTGGACAGAATGCATATGCACCTGCGGCGTGTGTTTATAATAATAAAATATGGTTAATTGGCGGAAATTATGCATATGGATCTGGGACACAAAACGTATATTATTCATCAGATGGAGTTTCCTGGACATTGGCTACAAGTTCTGCAGCCTTCGGAAAGAGAGAGCATGCAAAAGCTTTAGTATTTCAAAATAAAATGTGGTTAATTGGTGGAGAGAGTAGTAATACTTATTATAATGATACTTGGTATTCAACTGATGGAATAAATTGGACACAATATATTACAGATCATACTTATACAGGACGTTCCAGATTTGGCGCAACTATTTTTGACGGAAGAATGTGGATCCAAGGAGGTTATGCTGGTGTTGGCTCTAATTCTAGTCTTAGAGATGCGTGGTATTTAATTCCTGGAACTCCTACAATAACGCCTACTGTTACAATAACACCTACTGTTACTAAAACATTTACACCTAGAAATACTGCTACCAATACAATTACTCCGACTCTTACTCCTACACTTTTTCTAACAGCAACTATAACACCAACAGTTACAGTTACTTTAACACCTACTCCATATGATATATGGTGGAGAACTACTGGTACTGTATATCATGGTTCTATTTTAATGGATTCATCAAATGGTAAAAAAGTTGTTACTTTACCACCAGAATCTGCAATATATTTTCCTGATGGACAATGGAAAGCAAAATTAAGTCGTGATAGAATACAACCTGATACGTATCTATTATATACACCAGGTTCTATGCAATTTACAATAATTATACAAAATAGAGACGGAACTGAGCACGATTGTTCATCCGATACGTGCACAGTATATTTTAGTGTATTTAAGGAGCCATAATATGGATATAATATCTGGAATTAAACAAGCTTTTACCTTATATAAAATGTCTAAAAAAGTTAATACAGATGTGGAAATACCTGAACCGTATGCATCTATCATAGAAAAAATGCAACGAGTTGCAGAAAAAACTGGCTATAAAATTTATCCAGTTGGAGGATTTGTTAGAGATTTAGTTTCTGGATATTTTCCAAAAGATTTAGATATATTAGTAGATGGTCCAGGAGATAATCCAGCTGTTGAATTTGCTTCTATTTTAGAACAGAATAACGTTGGAAAAAATGCAGTAACGTTTGAAAAAGAAGTATCAGATATAGATCCAATGGCTGCAAAATTTGGCGTTGCTAAAATGATTATTGATGGTATTCCTGTAGAATTAGTTATGCCACGTGGAGAAAAGTATAATCCTGATTCTAGAAAGCCTGAAGTTTTTAAAGCAGATATAAAACAGGATGCTTTAAGAAGAGATTTCACTATTAACACATTAATGTATGATCCTGCAACCAAGCAAGTATTAGATCCGACGGGACACGGTTTAGAAGATTTAAAAAACGATGTTATAAGATCTGCTAATCCTGATGTAGATACAGTTTTCAAAGATGATCCATTAAGAATGCTTAGAGCTATCAGATTTATGATAACTAAAGATATGAAAATTGATCCAAATACTTTAGATGGTATTCGTAGGAATGTTGATAGGCTTAATATAATTTCTAAAGAACGAATTGCTGATGAACTTAAAAAAATAATTTTAGCAGATAAACCCAGTAGGGCAATCAGGCTAATGAAAGACCTTGGTCTTTTAAAATACATTATACCGGAGCTTGAAGATACAGAGAAAGTGATGGAAGTTTCTAAATATCATCTTGAGGAACCTACTTTTGAACATATTATGCGAACATTAGATAACATTCCTCCAGAAATAACTTCTAGATTAGCAGCTTTATTACATGATATTGGTAAACCATTGACAAGAACCATAGAAAAAGGAGTAGTGCATTTTATAAATCATCACAATGTTGGTGCTGATATGGCTAGGAAGATATTACAAAGATTAAAATTTCCAAATGAAATGATAGAAGATGTTAGTAAATTGATCCAATATCATATGGTGCCTCATATGTATACTAGCGAACAAGGAGATAAATCATTAAGAAGATTCTTATTAGATATTGGTCATTTGATAGATTTCATATATGATTTAGCAGAAGCTGATAGAAAAGGTTCTGGAGTTAGAAATGAAGAAGCCGAAGCTAGATTTCAAGAATTTAAAGAAAGATTAGAAAAGTTAAGACATCAACCTATTACGGTTGAACAGTTGAATAAACCTCTTATTGATGGGAATGAACTAATGGAAATGTTTAATAGTCCGCCTGGAAGGTGGATACGTGATGTACATAAAGCTCTTGTAGATTTGCAACTAGAAAATCCACAATTAACAAAGGACCAAGCCAAGACTTTTGTTGAGGAATATGTAAGATTAAAGCATCCCGAAATTTTTAAGAATAGACTCTTGACAGAACATTAGATATTTTGTATACTTTATAAAAAAGGAGTAAAACTATGGGTTACCCTACAAATTATGACAGTTTTGTACCTGTAAAAAAGACTGGAGATACGATAACAGAAGTTATTAATATTCCTGCATCGGCAGCTCCAATTACAGTTTTTACAACATATCCAATTTTAAGAGGCGTGTCTATTCCTGGTTATGTGGAAGTTGTTGCCATTCCGGCTACTGGACAGTTTAGAGTCTATTATAAATCAAACCAGATTGTATTTGGTCCAACACCATTACCTGTTTCGGTAACTATTACTTATATAACTACCGGGACACCAATTGCAGATATTCCATTTCAAGCAATATTAGATGCTATTACAGCGATTGAAAAAGCTCTCGGTTTAAATCCAGGAGGAACATTTTCAACACTAGCAGATAGGCTTATCGCAATTGAAAGCGGAGCAAATCATACACATAAAGTATATGATGGTACTGGAGCAATTAATGGAACTAATATAATATTTACATTGCCTGAGGCACCATCACAACCAGAAGCGACCATAGTAGTTTTAAACGGAAGTGTTTTAACTTATAATACAGATTATATTCTTAGTGGTGCTGATGTGGTATTTTCAGATCCTCCATCAGTTGGAGATACTTTAATAATTTATTATACAGTCTAAATAGGAGGAAAATATGGCTAAATATAATGCTAAAATACGTGGAAGTAGACAGATTATGGATAAAACTATAACAAATGCAGAGATAGCAGATGGAGCTGGAATAGAAGAACAAAAATTAGCCTTAGCACACGGAACTAAAGATTTATATGATAAAAGTGTTCGTACAGATGAATCTAGAACAGTAGAGGACAATGTTGATATTGAAGTTCCTCATATTATTATACGAGACAAAGTAAACGGTAAAAAATATCGTTTAGAACTTCGCAATGGAACTCCAGTTACGGTGGAATTAACATGAATGTTAATCCTGATTCATTAAAAAAGCTTTGGGAGATTCAAAAACAATATTCTGGAAAATCCAGAAAAAGAATATTAGACTCTTTGAGAAAAAAGGAATATAATCCTCACCAAGATACGGATTATGTTAACCAGATGCAAGTTACTGATAGAGATACACAAATGGATCCAGATTTACAAGGAGAAGGAGGATCTTCTCTTGGAGTTGGAATACCAAATTTAACAAACGATAAACTGGAGGGTTACTAAATGCTGCTCACTCCCAAGGCTTTGCTTCTTAAGAAGTTAGAGTTTTTAGTTGGTCGTCCTCTTACTGCAGAAGAACATATGGAATTAACTAAAAAAATTAAAGTAGGAAATAATGCAGAAATTAAGGCTGCTGTAGACAAATTACGTCAAGCAAATAGAAAATTTGAACCTCTTTATGTTATTGTTGAGAAATATGCTAAAAATCAAGATTTATCAAAGTTATCTCAGGAGGAATTGATCAATATTGTAGAGGATATAGTAGTAAAGACAACTTCAGTACAAGCAGGATTACGCATTCTTAAAAAATCTAAATCTATGTCTAAAATGGCTCTAATTAGGTATATCTATAATCTTTATCTCAGAGATGTACGTAGAAGAGAAAAGAAAGGAAATCGTGAAGCAATTACAAATGATCAATCAAATAGGCCACCAGTCGGAGAAAGTATGGCAGCTCCGTTAGGATTTGAAAATCCAGTTAAACTTGACCGTCTTTTGCCTATTGACGAATATGATTCAAAGGATGAATATCTAAATACTGAATTTAGGAATCGTCCTTCACATAATGAACCAAAAAAACTTACTGTAAAAGAACGCATTAAAAATTATATCCAAAATTTTATTGGAAAACCAACAGGAGGAAAAGAAGATGTCGGAAATCAAAAGAATTAACACAAAGTATTCTAGAGTTAAACCAGCAACAAAATCAGATCCTAATTCTAATCAACTTAAACGCAAAGCTTTTTTAGATGCCTTATTAGATGAAGCAATGGAGGACCCGTATACATATAGTTCTTTTGAAGAGGCTATTGCTGATTTAAGTGGAAAGTTTAAATTATCTTTAGACGAAATTAAATATTTGAAGCAATCTTCTAAAGATAAAAAAATTAAATTTGTAGAGGAATTTAGAAAAAAACATTAATTCTATGCTCCAAGAACTAGACCCAATATATTTTATAGAGAAGAATTTTGAATTAAATGGCAAGCATTTTACTTTAATAGATGATAAACTAGAAAATGCTCGCCATTATATTCGTGGTATTTATTATACCATAGCATTTACTTTGCCTAAAATAAAGAAGCCTATGGTTATTGTAAAAGGTCGTCAGGTTGAGATGTCAACCACGATGAGTAATATTATAGCGTATTTTACAGAGACATATCCATATTTTAAAACGTTATATGTTACTCCTGCTCTTGAACAGATGAAGAAATTTTCTGGAGAAAAAATTTCTCCGTTACTAAGATATAAACGTAATCCAGATATTTTAAATCCTTTAGCCAAACAGGAGGATATTGAAGGAACGTTTACAGTTAAAATGAAACAGTTTTCGAATGGATCTACTATCTATTTAGAATCAGCATCAGATGAAGGAAATAGGATACGTAGTATTTCCGCAGATATGTTAATAAAAGATGAGTATCAGGATTTTGATGAAAATGCAGAAAGCAATATAGACGAAGTTTTAAGCCATTCTGCTTGGGGTTTAGATATAGCTTTAGGTACTCCGAAATATACAGAGACTAATTTTGAAAGAAAATGGAAGAGTTCAACTCAGCATTATTATCATTTACAATGTCCATCGTGTAAACATTGGTTTGTATTGAAATTTGATTTATTAACTACAGGATTTAAAGTTCAATGTCCGAATTGCCATCACGAAGAAGACAAAAGAGCACTAATTCCGCACGGGAAGTGGATACCATTAGGTAATCCAAATGCCTTATATATAGGTTATCATTTATCACAGCTTTATGTTCCTTGGAAGTCTAAAGAAAAACTGGACCAAAACATAAAGGAAAAGCAGGAAGCTGGAATTAACGTTGAGAAATATTTAAAAAACGAAATTTTAGGAGAATTTTACGCTGGTATTTCTCAAAAACCTCCGACAGAAGCTATTGAACGTGCTTTTAAGCGAGATTTGCCTTATAATATTATTATTCCTATTTCTCGTCCAGTTTATGCTGGAGTTGACTGGGGTGGATGGAGTGCTTTGGAAGATGACCCGACACAATGTTATACTATTTATGCTGATGGTACATTAACAGAAAACGGAGTTTTATTTGTTAATTATATGGAAGTTATAGATATGCAAGATGATATAGAAAAAGCTGATAGAGTTGCACAATTAATGGAGCAGCGTCGTGTTAAATTATGTGTAGCTGATAGTGGATATGGCAAAAATCAATGTTTGCGTTTATATTCAAAGTTTCCTACTAGATTTTTGCGTTGCAAATATCTTCCAGGATCATCGCTTACTTTAATTGATACTAAATCAGAAATAAAATCTGGTCTTATAAAAGCTAATATAGATTATTCATTAGAAGAGCTTTATTCTGCGATGCAGCAGGATAAAATACATATTGCTCGAAATCAATATACAGAAAGATTTATAGAACATTTTAAGAACTATGAAATAACTTTACAAGAAACGCATAATCATGTCCATAAACATTTTCAGAAAGTAAGAGGAAAGAAAAATAAAGTAGATGCAGTTCACGCAATCAATTTTTTACGTTTAGCTGCGTTACACGATTCTAATGCTTTAGAGCATTCAGATCTACCTGTAGTAGGTGGAGAAAGTATGCGTCCTAGAGCATATCCTTTATTAACTGGGCATTCATTGGAAGAATTAAAATATAGAGCACAAATGGGTAATCCATTAGGAGTTCTTAGTAGATCCATTAGACGCACAATGGGTGAATAATCAACCGGAGGTTCTAATATATGTATATAAATAGTTCTACTCCTCAAGGACAGTCAAATTTTTACAAAAAGATAGCTTCACAGAAACTTGCAAGAGGCAATCAAGGATTTACACGTAAAGCTTCAGTATTTGGATATGGTACAGGATCGGATTCTGTTGGTATGCCTCCAGTAGCACTTAGTGGTGGACAGGTTAGCCGTATGGCTATGAAGCCGTTCAGTCCATTATACCAAGAATCCAATTTAATGTTGCCAAAAGATAGAAAGACAATGAACGCCTACAACAGGCATTATTATGAAACAGATTATTGGGTTGGGAATATTATTGATTTACATACTTATTATCCACTTGGTGGATTTGATATTATTTCAAAAAATAAAGATCTAGAACGTCTAATGATTCGTGCAGCTGATCGTGTAGATTTATTAAACATAGTATTAGGGGTTGGGTTAGAATATTGGGTTTATGGGGAAGCATTTCCGTTCTTAGAATGGGATAAAAATACTATGATGTGGAGCAGAGCAACTATATTTAATCCTGATTTAATGGAAGTTCGAAGAACCATATTTATGGATAAACCAATTATTACTTTAATTCCTGATGCTGAATTAAAGAGAATTGTTACTTCTACACACCCAGCGGATGCAGTATTGCGTGAACAAATTCCGAGAGGAGTTTTGGAATATGTTTTAAAAGGTGAGAATATTCCATTATCATCAAGAAATATATCTCATATTCTTAAAAAGACCGTTCCACACGATTTACGTGGAACTTCTATTATTCAAAGAGTTTGGAAAGAACTTATGTTACGTGATGCATTCAGAGAAGTATTATTTGTTATTGCTCAAAACCATATTACTCCATTAAAGATATTCAAGATTGGTGGAGTTAATAAAGAATATTATCCAAGTTCTGATGAATTAGCAATATGGCAAGGAATTATTGAAGAAGCACAGAACGATCCGAATTTTAGTATTATAACACACGAAGGATTAGAAGTAGATTATAAGGGTGCAACTGGACAGATTCTAGATGTTCATTCATATTTAGAGCAAATACAAAATAACGTATTGACAGGTTTATTTGCTTCTAAAGCTATGACATCTGGTGATGGTCCGTGTTATGATTGTCAAACGGAAGTATTAACTGAAAATGGATGGAAGAAATATGAGGAAGTTTTAGAAAATGAAAGGATAGCAGTTTTTGATCCTGAAACTCATAAAATAGACTATGAACTTCCAGAAGAGCGGCATTATTGGTTAAATGATGGTAAAAAAGATATGATCCATTTTGAAACTCAGCATATAGATGTTTGTGTAACTGCAGACCATAATATGCACGTTTTGCGTGACGGTAAATGGATAAAGATTCCTGCACAAGAGGTACGTTTAGGAGATAAATTTTGTGGACATTTAGAATGGGAAAGTCCAATTGAACCAAAACCTATAGTAATTGGTGATAAGATTATAGATCCAAAAATTTGGATGAAATTTTTGGGCTATTTTATTTCAGAAGGTTATATTAGTTATAATAAATCAGAACACGAGAACGGACCCAATAGTTTTACTTATCAAATACGTATACCACAGAGTAAATTAAGAAATCCAGAAACATTTGCAGATATAGAGGAAACGCTAAAGGCTATGGAATTTACTTATTCTATCATAGAGAAATCTCCAAAAGGATCGGAAAGCTATGATTTTATTATTTATTCAAAAGAGTTAGTAGAATATTTAGAAGAATTATTTGATGTAGTTCAAATAAATTCGTATACTAAATATATTCCACAAGACTATTTAATGTGGCCGAAAGAATATTTAAGTTTACTTTTACAAACATTGATGTCTGGAGATAGACATATTCGTTATTCACATAAGAAGAGAGGGCATTATTATGCGTACTCTACTTGTTCTGAGAAATTGGCTGATTCTATACAAGAACTTATTTTAAAGGTAGGATATTTGCCAACTAAGAGATGGGATCCTTATAGTGGAACTTCTGGGTTATGGCGTGTATATTACTCAACGAATTCCCCAGATATTGTTACGCCAGGATTAGCTAGTGCAGAACATATAAGTAAACTAGATGGCTATAAAGATTATGTATGGTGTTTTAAAATGCCATCAGGTGCTTTTATAACGAGACGTAATGGTAAAATTGGTACACATTTCAATACATATGCAAACGCACAAGTAGCTTATGAAATTCTTCAGAAGCGTTATGTTTATTTTAGAAATGTTATTGAGAGATGGCTTAAGAATAAATTTTTCCTTCCTATTTCTATTATGCATGGTTTCAAAAATAAAGAAGGTGGATATGATGTACCACAGATTAAATGGTCTCGTATGGATTTTAATAAAGATGATGCTTGGAGAAATAAAGTTATTGAACTCAATCAGTCAGAGAAAAAACTTATTTCTGATAGAACTGTTGTTACGGAACTCGGTTTTGATTATGATGAGCAACAGGAACTTATTCAGACAGAACGTATTGCTCAACAAGCACAAAAAGAAAAAGCCAAAGCAATGGCTAAAGGAGAAGAAGGTGGAGCTGGTGGTTTAGGAGGTTTAGGTGGAGGTTTAGGTGGAGGTTTGGGAGGCGGACTTGGAGGTTTAGGTGGAGGTGGAGGTTTGGGTGATTTAGGTGGGGGAGGAGGTTTAGAAGGTCTAGGTGGAGGAGGAGAAGGCGGACCAGAACTTGGAGGTCTTGGTGGTGGCTTAGAAGGTTTAGGTGGTGGCGGTGAAGGTCCAGAATCAACAGCATTTGGTACACCTGGAGAATAGTCATGAATTTCTTTAATAACTCATTGCGAGGTGTAGATATGAAAATATCCAAGGCAGCTGAAATTGCCATAGATTTAGATGGAACTTTAATAGAAGATAGATTTCCGTTTCTTGGCAAACCTATTGAAGCAAATGTAGAATTGGTGCGTAAATTACACGATGCTGGTTATCGTATTGTAATTTTTACTGCAAGGCTTACTACTAGACCAGGTGATAAAGCAAAAATTGAAAAATTTCTACGTGATCGTGATATTCCATTTGATAAAATTACAAATGTAAAACCTAGTACAGCTTCAGTTTTTATAGATGATCGTAGCATTAATGTTAAATATAATGAAAACTGGCCAAGAAATATTATAGATCGTATTAAAAAGATTATAAAAGACCATAAAGATGCAAAAGCTAAATTAAAAAAAGCGTCTTTAGAACATCCAGATACAATAGTGTTCAAACCAAATGAATATTATACGCAAGGATTGACAGAACAACAAGTTTTTGATTATTATAATAAGTATGCAAATCAAATTGTTGAACAGCTAAAAGATAAACCAGTAATGATTGTGATAAGAACACCTGCTGGAGATATAATTAGAAAGAACGACCCAGCTGATGGAACTCTTACTATTTCAAATATTGAAGATTTTAATAATAAATTAAATACAGGTAGAACTATTGAAGTTCATAGAATATTAAAAGACGAAGAAAAATTTGGTCTTGTAGATGTAGATCCAAGACCGGAAGTACCATTTGAAGATACTAAAAAACTAACCCAAGAATTAGTAGATTTTTTAAAGGAAGCTTTTAATGATATTTTAGATAACATTCAGGTTTATTTTAGTGGGAATAGAGGATTTCATATATATCTAAATTGGAGAAAAGAGATGAATGTCACTGAAATGCGTCAAGAACTTAGAAAGGCACTTGAAAATTTTTTAATTCAAAAGAAAGATCCTAAAGTAAAATTAGAATTACCCACTAGAAATGATGAGACCAGGTTAGATATTACAATTTATCATCCTGGTGGCTCTATTAGAGTTCCTTATTCTTTACATAAGAAAACAGGTTTAGCTGCTATACCAGTTAATAATATTATGGAATTTGATCCAAAATCGGCTATTATTGTAAAATCAAAAGGTAGTTATATTAACCTAAAATTTTTTAAAAAATAAGGAGGAAAGAGAAATGGCAATTGTTAATCACAAGTATCATGTAACGTTTACGGAAGATACTGATACGTATCCATCAGTAGACAGAGAGATTAATTTTACAGATAGTTCAACTCCGATAGATGATAAGGATAGGATTTTTATTGCTCCTAGTTCTGCTGCTACATGGACTTTAGACACACCAGTTAAAATTTTTGATGTCAGTGCCCCTATTTCTGGAGTTGCCCCAAATGGACGTAAAGCTCGTTATATGCTTATTGAAGTTACTTCTCCGGTATATTTATGGTTTGAAAATGACCCTACTCCGACAAATCCAGTAGATCCAATTACTGCTGTTCCTATACGTATAGAACGTATGATGATGGTTGAGGGTCCAACAAGTGGAAGTATTCAAAAGATTTGGGCTGTTAATCCAAGTAGAACAACTGATCCGACCCCAGTGACTGTAGAAATTAAATTATACTATACATTAATTAATTTATAAAATAGGAGGATACCATGCAAAATATTAAAAAGACACTTGAATCATTAAAAAAATCTGGTGATAGTAAAACAGTTAAAACAGGTAAAGTAGGTCCTATGCTTGATCCTATAGACTATCTTTTAGGATTAGGACTTCAGTTTTATAGAGATCCTCTTTTTAGAAAATTTGTTTATAAAAAAACTCATAAGGTTCCGGCTGATTTACCGGAAGAACAACAATTAGAATTATTAGCAGAATTCTATAAAGGTTTATCTTAATTTTTTCTAACCTGAAAGGAGGAGATTATGGCATTTTATGGACCTGTTATTGGGAGTTCACGATTAAACAAAGCTTTGTATTTATTAGCCCAAGGAAAGTCAAAACGAGCAGCCTGTTCAATCGCAAAAATAGATAGACAGCGATTGAGTTTTCTGTTAGGAGGAAGTAAATTAGTTCCATATAAGTTTGCTACAAAAGTAGCTAAAGATGTATTACAAAATCATCTTACTTTTGATCAAATTAAGAAAAAATATGGAATTCGTGGCTTACGTGCTCTTAATAATTATCAGATAATTGTGAAACTGTATAGAGATAAGATTGAAGAACAAATGATTTTAAGAGCTCGGATTAAGGCGGATTCAGTAGAAAATATACCAAGTGTTAAAACTTTAAGTAAAACTCTAAATGTCTCTAAAGATAAAGTTTATGCTAAACTCCGAAAAATACTAAATTCAGTACGAATAGGAAACGTAGCATTAATGAGAGGTTCTAAGGTTAGAACTACAGTATTTGCACTTTGGAAACAAGGGGTTCGTGATCCATATGTTATTAGTTCTATAGTAAAAAGAACACCACAATATGTTGTTTATATTTTAAATAGATATGGAATTCGTGTTAGAGAAAATAAAACTCCATTTTTTACAGATAGGGACTATGAGTTGATTGACCGTTTACGTAAGACCATGACATGGCGTGAAATCGCCACAGTTTTCGGTTGTTCTATTGGGTCAGTTTACAACTTCTACGTCCAGTATAGAATAAAACCAAGGAGGAACGAAAATGAAAAAATCTACTCAGCTGTCCGCAGTTGAAGTCCGAGCAATTCAGGCTCTTATCAACAAAGGAAATTCCCCAGAAGTTATTTCTGAAGTCTTAAAAATTCCAAAGAAGCACGTCGTTTATGTACTTCGTAATTTGAAAAAATTTGATCCAGTTTTAGAACCTAAATCTATTGAGCAGAGAGAGACTGAAGAACAAATTGAAGATTTTACCAGGATACTTATAGATAAAAAAAGTTCAGCCGAAATAGGTGCTAAACTGTTTGAACATATTTCAGAATTATCTGAAGATTATATGCATAATTTTAAAGCCGATTCTATTTGTAAATTCAAATGGAAACCTCGTTATGTCGGGATAACAGCATTATCTGATTTTCATATAGGGCATGAAGGAGTAGACTATAAACGACTTCAGCATGATATGAACGTGATAGCAAAAACACCAAATATGTTTATAGCTTTCTTAGGCGATGCTATTGATAATTTTATTAACGAAAAGCATCTAGGTGCCATTATTAATGCAGTTAGTAGCCCAAAACAGCAATTGTATATGTTACAGCATCTTTTGAGTATGCTAAAAGATCCTAAAGCCAAGATTTTGTTTGTTACAAAAGATAATCACGTTTCTAACAGACTTAAAAAAGCTACTGGAATTGATTGGTCCAATAAAATGTGGGACGATTACGGAGTATTTTATGGTGGTGAAGAAGTTCGTTGTGAATTATATCTGGGAAAACAACAGTATAATATTTTAGCTAGACATAGTTTTCGTGGTCAATCATCTGTACATCTAACGGCTGGAGCTAAAAAACTACTCCGAGAAGGTATGTATGAAGATATAGATGTCGTTATGTTAGCCCATAAACACGAAGGAGCGGCTGAACTCTTTTCATATAGAGGTCGTCCTCGTTTGGCTATTCAAACCTCTACTTATAAACTTTTGGATCCATATGCTGCTCATTTAGGGTTCCATCCTCCGACGGTATTTATGCCTTGTATTATTTTATCTCCAGAAAAAAAGGATTTTATATTTTGTCCTAATGTGGACGTTGCTGCGGAAATGCTGGAAGTTTTAAATAAAAAATATAAATAAGCATTATAGGCGGCTCAAAAGAGCCGCCTAACTGATTTTTTCTCATATTTTTCCCCATACCCCCACCCACACCCCACCCCTAATATATATTAGAGTGTATTTTTGAAAAGGAGTCTTAAATTGATAGGTTATACTATAAATTCTATAAAACGTGCAGAAGTAATGGATGAGATGCCTACTAGTCCTAATCAACAGGGATTAGGTTTTGGGCCTTATCTTGATAATGAGCATCCAAACGATGGAGAGAGTCTAGTAGCGATAGAACGTAGCTTTCCAAAACCAACTGGCTGGAAAGCGATTAAAATAAGAAAGCCAAGTGATAAATCTACGATAGCTTTTGAAGATCTTTTGAGAGTTAGCGAAGAGTTTGAAGATTTAATTAGATTTTTAGTAGATGAATCTCAAGGAGAGACTTTAGAAGAGTCTTTAGCGGAACAATTTAAACATTTTCCACGAGTAAATTGGAGTTTATAAATGGCATTTACAAAAGTTGGTGACAGTATTATCACAAAGATAATGGATGTTAAAGATGGTAAAATTGTAAAGACCAGTGAGGTTAATAGTATTAGTAATGTATGTCCTAAATGCGGTAAAAATCCGTGTGAATGTACTAAAACTCAAAATTTAGAGGAAAACAATGGACTTAAAAGATAAGATTACTCAAATTTTTAATTATTTAGAAAACAGATCTATTGCTAATCCAGAAGAAGCGGCTCAGATGCAAAAGCAAGCTGTTATGAAAGAAAGAGAAATTTTTGAGAGAGCACTTATAGATACAGTTAAAAGTGGTGGAATGTCTTATGATGAAGCCGTGGCTAGAGTAAAGGCTTCAGATTTTTCACCATTAGACCAAAATATAATTTTAGCAAATATAGGTCATCTTGAAGCAAATCTACCTATAAAAACAGCTAGTCAAAAATCTATGGAGGTTGACACTATGGACCCAGTTTCAAAGGAAATTGAGGAATTAAAAAAACGTCTTCCTCATTACGGGGCATTTGTCGAAAATGTTTTAAAAACTTCTTATTATTTGGGCACTGGTGATAAAGCAAAACCAGATCCTCAAGGTGAGAAAGTTTTTAAAGAAGACGAAAAATACGTTGAACAATCTAAATCAGAGGAGGCTAAAAGAATGAGCCAGACAGAAAAGAGAATTAATCCAGAAACAAGACTTTATCCAAAAACCGCAGGAACTGACAAGTATAATACGAAAGCTCCGGAAGATCTTAGAGAATCGTATGCTCCAAAACACGATCAATGGGACAATGATGTTTTGGATAAAGAATTAGCTGACAATAAAAAAGGTCAGAGCGAACAGGAACGTCGTACGAAAGAATTGCAGAAGAAGAGAGAAGAGTATTTAAGAGCAGCAGACAAAGTAGATGTTAAATTTTCACACGCATCTAATGCATGGGTTATTTCAGAAAAAGCAACTGGAATTCCAATAGTGATCGCTTCTGTAGAAGATATCACAGGCAATCATCCTATTAGTCCAGAAGCATTAGCAGAATTAAAGAGTGATAAATTTGGTGAATTAATTAAGGAAGATATCAAAGAAAGTGGATTAGAAACTACAGCAAGAAATTTACTTGGTGATACTTTTGATAAACTTGCTGCAGAACACGCGTCTTCTATAAAAACAGCCGAAGAGAAAGCAGATATGAGAGTGAAACTTGAGACTCTTAAAGATATTTATGCTTCTCTTAAAGAAGGTCTTGGTAAATTAACAAAAGTAGCTTCAGTTTCTAGATTATTTAAAAGAGCAGTAGAAGCTATTCAAGATGCTGAGGAAGCAGTAGAAACTGATAAAGATAATGCTCCAGAAGCAATTTCTGATGCAGCAGAAGCACTTACACCTATAAGTGATATGGGTCTTGCAATGGAAGGCCAGAGTGAACAGCCTGATGCAAATAAACTTGCAGAAGAAATTAAAGCATCAATTTCTGACCCAGAAATTCAGGCTAAAGTTGATCAGTTAGTAGATATGGTACTTTCTTCAAATTCAGGTACTACTCCTCTTATTGAAAATGAAATAGGAGAAGCAGAGGAAGAGATAGGAAAAGCAGAAGAAGAAATAGGAGAAGCAGAAGAAGAAATAGGAGAAGCAGAGGAAGAAATAGGAGAGGCAGAAGAAATAGGAGAGGCAGAAGAAAAAGAGGAAAAAGGAAAGAAAGAGAAAAAAGAAGATAAAGAAGAAAAGGAAGATAAAGGCAAAGAAAAGAAAACCTCTGCAGTTGTTGCAGCACTTAGGAAACTTGGTGCTGATAGAGGCAAAGGCGATTATGATGTAACAAAAGGATTTAGCCTGGATCAGATGGGTGAACATAACAAAGGAAACATCACTCAAGATGGTAAAAAGTTTATGACATGGGAAACATTAAAGAAGCAATTTGAAGCTTTAGTAAATAAAAAACCTACAGGTAAACTTGTTGCTAACTTTGTAAATGAATTAGTAAAAACAGCAGCTGGAACTGGGGTTATGTCAGCAGAAGAAGTTTATAGATTAGCATTTGGTCCTGAATATGCAAAACAATTAACAAAGGAAATGACACAGAAACAAATTCTTAAAGAACATGATAGATTAACAAAAGACACAGATAATGTATATGCTTCTGCAAGCGAAGCTTATATGAGTGGTGCAACAAGGATGAAGCTTGCAATTGAAGCTACGCAGAATATGGTTAAAAAAGGTTTGATCAAAGAAGCGGATAGAGAAGCATTTGATCGTCAGGTAGATAATTTTATGAAAATGGATGAAGATACATTTAGAGCGTTTATGGATTCAACTGAAAATATAGTAGCAACGTCAGAACTTGAAGATGGTAGATTTAAAGTTGCAGCTTTAGACAGACCAGACGAATATGGAAACATAGTGACAGGTTGGATTGATGGAAAACACGTTGCATCTATGTCTGGTGAAGATATAAAAGCTCCAAATGGTAAAGTAACAAAAGCACATTTAGCAAACGCAATGCATTTATTAAAACAGGCATTTAAAGAAGGGCTCTTTGATGAAGAGCTTTCTGATGGTAAAGTTCCTACTGATGTTCAGGGTGTAGACTTAAAAGGCTTGAACGTTGGACAGGAATCATCTAAACCAGTTTTGAAAGTAGAAGATTTAATATAATTTTTTTGTCCTTATTTCTGAGGCCTTTATGAATTGAAAAAGCCTGACTTTGACTGGGTCAAGGCTTTGTAAATGAGTAAAGAGCGTGTAAGAAAAGAGGAAAGCCGCTTAATAAAAGGCTTTATACTTAAATTAATAGGAGGTATGAACGAATGGGTTTTTTCAGACCAGTAATGGCTGTTAACAAACCGGCTAGCTTTCCAATTGAAAGTGGCATAGCATTTGAACGCGGCACGTTTTTATGGTTCAAAAAAGGTAGTGGTGTCGCAACAACTGATCGTGACGCTACTTATCAGCCACTTGGAATAGCAGATGATGACAAAACGGATAATGTTACAGCCAAAATTCAGAACCAGGTGATTTCTTATACTTTGGTTGTTAATTCATCAGGTAATGCAACAGCAACATATTCACTTGGTCGTACAATCGCGAAAGATTCTGTAATAGAGACTGCAATTCAAAAACCAGCTTCTTGGACACTTGTTTCAACACCTAATTTAGATGGTACATCAACTTTTACATTGTCAGCAGACGGTATATTGACGCATAATGTTACAGGTGCAACTGCAGGTACATACAATGTAACCTTAACACTTGATTATTCTTATGTAAAATCAGCATCACAGAATGGCGGAGCTGCTATAGTAACAGATATGTTTAACAACAATAGCACAGCAGCGTCTCAATTAGTTACAGTTTGGTTCATGGAAGGAATCTATGAATCAGACCAATATGATCCTTACGTAAGTTATTCAGTTGGTGATCCAATTTATGCAAAAAATGGTGGTATTTTAACTTCTGACAGTACAAATGCAACAAAAATTGGGTTTATTACAAAAGTTCCGTCAACAAACTGGAACGCAGAAACGAAGACAACTCTTGGGCATTCACAGCCGAAACCAGAAGCTGTGCAATTCCTTATGAGATTGTCTCTTGTATAAGTGGAGGTAATTAACTATGCAGATAATTAAAACAGGTACAGGATTTGACAGAAGGGCAGATGTATCCTTCGGCAGAGATGGCAACATCAATGCTTTTGATAGACAGGATGCAATCAATCGTATTGCAAAATATTTAACTGCAAGCGAACAGCCCACTTATGATGAGAGAGTGTCTTCGTTATTTTCTGAAGAAGAAAAAAACCACCTAATTAACAAATTTGCATCACCAAACGTAAGGTTAGTAATTGGACAGGCAATGGCCAGTCCATTAAAAACGTTCTTAGAATACAAGGGCGTTATGAGACGTGCATTAAAAGTTGATCCGCTTGCTCCAGGTGCTATTCCGATTTACGATCGTGATACAGAAGAAATTTCAGCTGAGCCGATTGCTTCCCAGTCAGCAATTACTCAGACGAAAATAGTTGGGGAACGTATCATGGTCCCAGTTTTTGAAATCGCAGCGAACCCAACTATAAAACTGCGTGAGGTTAAAATTCGCAGATTTAACATAATTGACCGTATACAAGTTCGTACACGTCAATTTATGCAGGAAGCTGAAGACGCAAGTATTATAAACTTGTTAAATGCAGCTTCTACTTTGGTTAACTCTCCAGTTGTAGTTGACACTTCTGCAAGTGGAAACTCACAGGGTTATATCCAGAGAAAAGACTTGGTCAAGCTTGCTCGAGAAATTGAACAGCATGACTTATTTGCAGTATCTATGTTCTTTTCAATTTACAGATATGCAGATATCAAACAGTGGGGTACACAAGAATTGGATCTTGTAACCTTAAAACAGGTTATAGATACAGGTCTTGTAGCTCAGTTACATGGGCAGAATATCTATGTGACAAAGAAATTGCCACATGATATAGTACTCTGCACTTCAGATCCTGACTATGTTGGCGTGATGCCAGTATATCAGGATATTGAAGTAATCCCTGCTGATATTCCTTGGGAAACCTCATTCGGATGGGCGTTCACAGAGCTCATTGGAATGTCGGTATTTAACCCGAAGGGCGTCAGTAAGTTAGTTATTTCAAAATAACTAGCTGTAATATTTTAGCTATGGAGGTCGATTAAACCTCCATAGCTAATTGGACTTATACCTATCGGGTCGTGATGACCCGATTCGCTTCTCATTATATAGAAGCACCTCCTTTCAGGTGGAGGCCAGGGTTTCCTTGGCCTCCTAAAAAAATCAAAAATGGAGTAAAAAATGGCTGAAAATCCAAACAAAAATCAAAACAAAGATGTCAATAAACACGTAAATAAACCCTCAATGCAATTAGATACAATGGAACTTGCCATTGTTAATGCTATTAAAAAGAATATTTTTGATTTAGCAGCTCAATGGGTAAATAATCTTTCAGCTGATCAAGCTAAAGCACTTTATACTCAATTAGGGGAAGGTAATATTGATTTTGGTAAACCTGAAGTTCTTTCTTTAATGAAAAAATTTGATGCTCAAATGAAGCCAAATTATTATGGACGTAAATCTTTTATTTATTATATACCTTTCGCTATTAGGGAAGCTATAAAAAATAAATATGCTAGAGAACTTAAATTAACAAATAGTTTCGTCAATATTAGATTATTCCATAAATATGCTAAAATTCCAGAAAGACCATATTTAGTTAAAAATAGTAAAGTTTTGTTACCAAATAATCGTGGTGTTGGAGTATTGGAAGATGATCCAGAACTTTTAGAAAGCTTTACTGGATTTGATTGGATTGCTCGTGTGAAAGCAGAAAATCCAGTACATTCTGGAATATATTATGTGTCAACGCTAAAAGAACTGAAAAAATAGGGGTAATTTCAAAATGGCGTTACCTGCACCAACAAATTTTGACGCAGATTATGAAACGTTATCTAGAGATAGATTATGTGTAACATTATGGTGGGAAGAAGATCCACGTGCAGCATATTATCGCCTTTATAGAGATACCGATGTGCGTGAAATTCGTCCTCCATATGAATATAAAACTGTAGATGGAAAAAAGTTTATAGTTTATCGTGATGTAGAAGCTTGGTCAGCAGGCCAAGCTTTAGATTTATTTTATTGGGTTGCAGCAGTAGAAAACATTGCTCCCTCAGGGAGTCCTCCAATCTATCAAGAAGGGGCCCTCTCAGACGCTATCACCAATTTACATCCTTTCGGACTTAGGGTCATTGAAGAAGCCAGATCAATGATCGGTGATGATTTACGTATTTTTAATGATAAAATGAATAAAGTCCAAGAACAAATTTCAATTTATAATTATAAAATAGCTATGGATCAAGCTTTGAGTGCTATAAATTCAACTCCGACTTTTACCTCATATACTTATGGAAGTATTCCATATGAATTTAAACATTTATTAACTCTTGGAACATTAGTTAATGTCCTACCAAAATTAATTCTTTTAGAAAAAGCAAAAGCTATGCAATTTGAAGATCAGGGGCAACAGTGGACTCCTCCTGATTTATCAGCAGCATTTGAAACTAGGCTAAAAGAATTAAAAGAAGATTTTAATACACTCAGAAAAGAAATTAAACATAATGTTCGTCCAAATCCAAGAGGAGTTGGTAGTTTAAAAGCTTTATTTATCAGTCCACAAATGTTAAAATGGCGTCACGTTCCAACTGGAAGAAATTTCTTCTAAGGAGGAAAATCATGGTAAAAATAATAGAATTTTTATACGGAATAGTAAAAGATTATATAATAAAACAAGCGAATGCTACAGGTAATAATGCTTTTATAACTAAATTTGAGATAGCTTTTAGGATCATTGAAGAAACTTGGAATGAGATTAAAGCAATAAAGCAAAATTTGAAATAAATAAAAATGAGCTTTGTAAATTTCAAAAGATTAAGTAGTATAATTGATTATCCTAGGAGTGGTCTAGATAGTAAAGTTTGGACTACTCAAGGGATTTTAAAACCTAGAATTAAAGATTTTATTTTAAAAAAATTAGATAAGTTTTTTAGAAGTAAAGGATATACATTAAATGAAATTTTAAGTGCAGTTAATGCTGTATATTTTATAGGTTCTTTGACATCTTATCAATATACAGATAAGACAGATTTGGATATTCATTTCCATTTTGATCAGAATAAGATAAAAGATGTATTAAGAAGACACGGTCAAATAGTAAAATCTAATGAAGAGCTTGATGAGATATTAAATAAAGAATGGAAAGATGCTATTGATGAAGATATAATACCTGGAACTCAACATCCTCTTGAAGTTTATTTTGAAATTGACGGGTTTACAAAGAGTGATAATAGTGATGGAGTTTATGATATTCTTAACGATAAATGGTTAAAAGAACCCCCTTCTATTGAGGATGATTTTGATGTAGAAGAGATATATCCAGCAGCAGTAGACGAAGCAATTGATATTATGAGGAATATTGATGATAAAATTGGACATATAAAGCGTGAGATAAAAGATATTAGTCTTTTAAAGGAAACTCTTAGATCTTGGGATAAAGGTAAGAAAAAATTATTTTTTAAAAAGCTCTTAGATAAAATAGATACAATAGAAAAATCAATACGAGATATAGTAGAGATGGGTTCTGAAATTATAGATAATAGACAAGATGATTACGTAAAACAATCAGAAGATAATATTAAATTTAAATATTTACAGAGATATAAATATATTTGGCTTGTTAAAAATCTGGAAGATGCTTTAGAAGATGAAAAAGAAAAAATTCAAGTTGAAGATGATGATGATATTGAGAGAATTAGGATAATTTTGAAAGAATTTGAAGATAAAGATACGAGTAAAGATATAGAATTTGAAAAAAAGGAGAGTAAAATGAGTTTTATAAATTTTAAAAAATTAGGTTTAGGTTTTGGTTTGGGTCCTGGTGCAGGATTCGGGTTAGGTCCTGGTGTAGGAAGAGGTTTAGGTCCTGGTGCAGGTTTAGGTCCTGGTGTAGGAAGAGGTTTAAATCCTGGTGTAGGAAGAGGTTTAGGTTTAGGTCCTGCAGGATTAGGAAGAGGTTTAGGCCCTGGTGCAGGACTCGGTTTATGTTTGGACCAAGATGTAGGACTTACACCTTCCGATCCTACTTTAGTACAACCAGATGTTTCTATAGAGGTTCCTAAAGAAGTTTTTCCAGAAACTCTTCCAGAAGGTTCGTCAGCGACTTCTTTAGAAATTCCTTCTGGAATACCTGAAGGAAGAGAAAGAGATTATGAAATTTTAAAAAGAGATATCATATTGGAGCAAGCAGCTATTGACGAATATCGTGGACAACTTAGGGATGCTTCTCCAGAAGTCAAAAAGATATTGGAACATTTAATTAAGGAAGAAGAGGAACATAGGAAAGAATTGGAAGAATTAATAGAAGAAATAAAATCTAAACCGTCAGGCAATACAACGGACGAAATCAAAGTTATAGAATTGTAATTCTAAGTTCTTTTATAATTTTTTCATAATGAAAAAACTGAACAAAGAGAAAATTGAAAAATGTGAAATGTGCGGTATGTTCACAGTCGAGACTATTAAAGTAGTAGGTCCAAAAGGTTTCGTGCATTTGTGTGTTTCTTGTTATAATAAATTTTTTAAAAACAGATATAAAAAGTCAAATAGGAGTTCAGAACATGAATAATAATTATTTAAAACAATTAAAAGCTGCAAATATGTGGTTACGTAGAATAGCAGTACGAACACCGGAACAGACTGTAAAACAAATTTTATCTGATCTTAGAAAAGTTAATAAAGAATTAAAAGATATTCGTGCTGCTGTAAAAGATGGAAAATATTCAGAAATTTCTGAACAAGTTCAAGCTGCTATTTCTTATTTACAAGCTATTGACCACGTATCAAAATCTCCAACTGCAAAAGCTATAGAAGAAAAACGTGAGAAAAATCTAGCAAAAAATATATCTGAAACTAATGAAGAAGATGAAGATGATGAATCAGAAGAAACAGATAAAGCAGATGAGTCAGAAGAAACGGATGAGGATATAGATAGATCTTTAGGACTAGGATTTTTAACTACAAAGTCTAGACTTTTATCTATTATTAAGAATTCTGCAAAAGATTTTCCTACATCTTGGGAAGAGCCTATGATGGAAATTAAAGGTTCTATGAAAGTTGAGATAGTACCTCAAGGAAATGATGAATATTTAATTAAAGGATATTGGATGACAGATCCAAAATTTAAAGCAGAGAAAAAAATTAAAGGATTAGATCAGATAAGTAATGCTATTATAGAACTTGAATATATGATTTTAGATCAAAAACCTTTAAAACCTGGAAATTCTTCTAATAAGACAAGTTCTAGTATTAATTTTGATAAACTTGGTAGAATTGTAAAAGAAAAAGGCGGATATTACGTCAAAAGTGAAAAAGGTAAAAATCTTGGTGGGCCATATAAAACCAAAGAAAAAGCGAAAAAAAGGCTTCGCCAAGTAGAATATTTTAAACATAGAGGGTGATTAAATGTCCAGTTTTATAAATTTCAAAAAATTGGCCTCGATGAGTTCTAATAAAATAAGAAAAATTTCTACTAATTTGTTGGAATGGATAGAAAACACAAAAAAGATGAATGAGAAATATCCAAGTCTTGTCAATTTTTTAGAAGCGGTAAAGGAACATTATTTGAGGAATTTTAGTGATGATCCAAAAATAAGACAGATGGGGATTTCTCTTGAACAAGCTAAGAATATAATTTCTTCTGCTCTTGGCAGACATAAAGAATATAATTTAGATTTTCAAGCGTTACATAATGCAACAGAAACATATTTTTCAAAAGACTAACTACTAAATTTGAGGTGTTTTATGGAAGATGCACAGCTTAAGTTAATTTTAGAATCTTTAAAAGAATTAAAAGATGAGGTTAAATCTATTAAAAAGCTCCTAAATGGAAACGGAGAAATTGGTTTATTAGAAGCTCATAGAGATTTAGAGCAAAAATTTACTAGTGTTAGCGTAAGAGTTCGTGCTATTGAAGAAGATGTTAAACCATTAAAAGAGTCTTCTTTTAAAAGAAATACATTAAAAGAATTTGTCAAACAAATTGGGGTTATTTTAGCAACTATGTCGCCTATCATAATTCCTACGCTTATTTGGATGACAAAAATTTGGGACAAACTTAATCAGTTAGTTCCATTGGATACAGTTATTAGAAAATAAAAGGAAATAAAAAATTTATGAGTTTTATCAATTTTAAAAAAATGACAAAAATATCTAAAGAATGGTTTCCGAATTTGGAACCACACGAACAATATTCATATGTTACTTCTCATAGTAACCAGCCAGAATTACTAAAAGAGTTATATCCTAGTGCAAAAGATGATATAACTCGTTTGGAAATAGTAAATATAACTGGAGATAGTGATCTTGCAGAAAGATTATTTATTAATACTAAATATCCGTTAATAAAAGCACGTCTTGTTCCTTTTATAAAAAATAAGGAGTTATTAAGAGACTTTTTTGTATCGTATATTAATTCTGCAGAAGCATTACGNAANGTTAAAACACGTTTAACGGATGAACAAAATAGAGCTTTAATCCAAAGTATGAAAGAACTTCATTTGTTGCCTGATNATNTAAATACAGAGTTTGAAGATATGAAAAAAAGAAATCCAATGATAGACTAAGGAGGATAAAAGNTATATGTTTACTAAAATTGCAGAATCAGCAATTATAGATATTAAATCAAAACCTTTAAATTTNTTTGAAGAATTAGCACAAAGGCACGCTACAGAATATGCCAAAGTTGCTACATTGGGAGAGGAAGATATTCGTAAACAGAATTATAATTTATATAGAACTATAGCAGAAAAGAAACCGAATCTGTTAGCTTTTGCAACTCGTGCTATTTCTGCATATGAAACTTGGGGTCCAAACAAGAATGGAGATGCTTTTGAACGTGCAGAATTAGAAAAATATTATCCTACATTTTTTATGCGTCCGCATTTATTGGACCACAGGATGGAGATCCCATATATTCGTGGAATGATAGCTGGAAGTTATTGGCGTCCTTTAACAAAAACGGCATCTAATAGACCAGATGGAGATTATGTAGAGACTTTAATTTTTGTAAATAGAGATGATTTTCCAAAATATGCATCAATGGTAGAAAACGGTACTGTAAATTCGTTTTCTATGGGTGTCGAAGTTCAAGAAGCTGAGTGTAGTCATTGTCATAACATAGCCAGAAATCCATCGGAACTCTGTGAATGTGTTTCAAGGTTAAAAAATTTAGTAGTTGGAGGGCGTAAAGTTTTCGAATTTAACCGTGGTTTGAATTTTATTGAACAATCTGCTGTAGTAAGTCCAGCTGATGTTGATTCACATACTTTGTATATTTTAGCTAGTGTAAAAAATACAGCTCATCAAGATGTAGAAAGATTAAAAAAGATAGCTTCTGTACTTGATAGTTATTCAGAAACTGAAAAACAAATAAGACGATACGAATATCAGATGTTAGAAGCATATGCCAATCAATTGGCAGATAAGATAATGCTCGATTTAAATATTCTTCCAAGGAGGCCCAATTTATGAGCTTTGTAAATTTTAAAAGAATTGCAGCAGAAAGGAAAGTTAGAGCTTTATGGAGACGTGCGAACCAGAATTTGCCTTTGTTTTTGTCACAGTTAGAAGACACTTTTCAATCACCAGAGGTTAAGAAAAAGTTTCAAGATTTAAAGAAAAGATATCTTGAGAATCAGATTGCTGAAAAACTGCTTTTACAAGAATTAACCAAACTTTTAGAAGAAGATATGAATTATATAGATAAGACGCAACACGAACAAGATAAAAATCTTTTTGCTCCACCTATATCAAATCCAAAAACATCTAGATCAACATTTAGAAATACTCGTTTACTAACTGCCGAACAGTTTAATCTTTTATGGAAGTTTTCAGGTTTTGATATTTTATCTTTCTTATTAAAATTAAAGAATTTAGTAAAAGATCCTCAAAGTATAAAAGAATTGGACGCTTTAAAAAAAGCATATTTAGCTAATAAAATGGACGAAAAGACTATTTTAAATAGAGTTCAATATATATTAGATAAAGATATGGCTTATACGGATGCTTTTTATCGTCAAAGAGATAGAGAATTATTTTCTCCAAAAACTAACAAAGCCAGTTCTTTATATAATCGTAGATTAGTTATTGCAAATTTATGGAAACGCGCCGATAAGGATCCTATAGTTTTTTTAGATGAATTGATAAATAATAATACATTTCAGACTCCAGAAGTGTTAGAACAAGCTAAAGCTTTAAGAGCTAAAGCTGATAAAATGGATAAACGTGTCCTTCTTGATAAAATACAAAAATTACTAGATGAAGATGCTGAATTGTCTCTAGAATCTGCAAAAGATAGAGATATAGAAATAGCTAAAAAGGATCCATTTTATGCTAGACAGTATGAGACTCCTGACTATGACTTTACAAATACAGATACAGAAGAATGGTCACCAGAGGATTATAACGTTATAAATATTTTTGAATCTAATAATAAAAAAAGTTCTAATTTTAAAAATAAAAGATATATTTTTGGAGAAGAAATATCAGATGAAGATTTAAATAGTATACCTACTGATCCAGATAAAATTTCTGATTTTGCGCAAAAGAAGAGAGAGTTGGCAGATAAAGCGGAAGAAATAGGAAAGATTTTGCAGGAATTGAAGCAATTGAAAAAACAATAGGAGTATAACTTTTGTTTGGATATCTGCATAGTTTCATCAGACAGGCATTTATCAGAGAGATCCAGAATTTATTGGATGAACATCCGTTTTATACTAGATCAAAAGATTCTGGATTTCAACGTTCTCCTGTAGTAGTTTCAGAGAAATATAATTTTGATGGCAGACAATTTCCAGCGGTAATTGTTGATACTTCTAGTGCTTCAGAATTTAGGCTAGATTTTACTAATTTTATTGAAGATGTTTATGGGAACGTAAGATTAACAAGTATAATTCCTTACGTAGTAACCAAAGTAGAAACAGATAAAACTTATTCTAAGCCTAGAACTGACAATGTATATGGATTGCAATTTGTTAATATTGGTCGAGATAATAAACGAGAAATTAATCTAAGAGTGTCTGATGGAAATGCAGGAACATATAGCTATTTTGCTGTAAAGCCTTGGGAAGTAAGAAATGATATTATACCTGGTGCAATATTGTTCTTTGGAAGTTTTAATGATATAGAACCTGGTAAAGTAATTTATATTGAAACTTTTAAAGACACTACTATACTTGGCGAATTATATGGAAAAGGTTTTGATTTTTCTATAAGTATAAATGTTTATGCCCAATCACAAAACGAAGCAAAGGAATTAACAGATTTAATAAACGCTTATGGAGTGTATATTCTTCCACAGCATCTACATAATGCTCATGGTTTTGTATTAAAATCTATGAAAACAGATGGTGTGATTGAAAAAGATGGAGAATTAGGTGAAGAAGTATTTAAAGGTGGATTTAGCGTTGATCTTTGGACTGAACATCAGTTTTTTGTTCCAGTTGATAGAGCTGAGAGTTATACACTTTGGGTAGAATTACGTGAACGTGTAGATCATTTGGTGAACCAATTATGGCAATACACGGAGTGATTCATGTCTAGTTATATTCCGAATAGTAATCCTAGAGAATCAAGATATATACCTAAATCAAAAGAAGAACGTATATATACTCATACATTTCAGAGTTTAACGGATTTATGGGATCCTAAAGAAATGTATGATCGTAATATTATTAAGGAAGCAACAGGTGGACAGAATATTCTAGATGAGCATATAGAGAGGCTTCAGAGGCTCATAGAGGCACGTGGTAACTATGTATTTTTAGTGAAGCGGATACTTGACGGAGACTATTGTAGTTGCTATAATCCTATTAGTAAGGAAGTTATGAGAAAGTATTGTCTTGAATGTTATGGAACTAGGATTTCAGGTGGTTATAGGCTCTTTTATAACAAAGATAGAGTAGATGGAAAAATCATTATATCTCAGCCATTTGCTGATGAGTCTATTTCAATGGAAGAATGGGGCAGAGATTGGAAAGAGGAATTAGAAGGTTGGACTTTACCTTGGATTCCTTTAGAAAATGGTTCTACAACATTTTCATATGATTTTATAATTAAGTATAATGAGGATGGAACAGAACTCGGAAGATATTATATTACATCTGTTAAACCATCTAGAGCCATTGGAAATAAAGTTACGTATCAAAGATTTTCTATGAGACTTGCTGATAAACCAACCTATGAAATAGGTCGCAATGGTGAGAAGATTATTTCTCGCCGTGGCGATATTATATATGAAGTAGATATTAATAAGTTAGATAAAGTATTTGGCGGAAAACCATAAAGGAGGATTAAATGAAAGATTTTCAAAGAATGTATAAAGCATTAAATGTTAATCCAGGAGAAACTAAAACACTTGTTATTAGTAGAACTGAAGCTGTTAATAATAAATTTGCTTTTGTCTTTAGTGGAGTTGGTTCAGGTGATTTATATCAATATGCAAAAATATGGATATTAGCTGGAGCGGCAGATAAAAAAGTTAATTTGACAGATTGTTTAGATATTATTTTAGATTGTGGTGATGCCGGATGTATTCTTACAGTGGACTTTCCAATAGTAAGTGATATTGAAATATCTATTACTGGTCCAAGTAACGGTTTATCACTAGGTGTTCATGCAGGAAATGATTAAGATTCTCCGTAAGATTTTTGAATAAAAGGAGTCTACATGAAAGATTTTCAAAGGATGTATAAAGCATTAAATGTTAATCCAGGAGAAACTAAAACACTTATTATTAGTAGAACTGAAGCTGTTAATAATAAATTTGCTTTTGTCTTTAGTGGAGTTGACCGTTCGGATGTAATAAATCATGCAAAAATATTGATAACGGCTGGAGCTGAGGATAAAAAAATTGATTTAGTACAATGTGGAAGTCGTGTTTTAGCTTGCGGTTTTCATGCGTGTATTCTTGTAGTAGATTACCCTATAATGAGTGATATTGAAATAATACTTATTGGGCAGCAAAGAAGTGGTGTTATATCACTAGGTGTTCATGCAGGAAATGATTAAATAAACTCTAAAGAAAAGGAGTTTGTGGATATGTATTTAGTACATACAATTAGAATAGCATTAGCAAAAGAACAAATGGAAGAGAAGAAAGCATTTATAGTAGAAAATATAGTAGATGTCGCATTAAATCTACTAGATAATAGAAATCTTATACAAGCTTTAATGAAACTTAATCCATTTGTTGTGATTGAAAAAGGTACATATAAAACTACATATAAAGCTATAGAAACTGTTGAGATTGAAAATTTAATTAGATATATAGTATCTTCTCATTGGCATGATATTTTATGGAAGTTTGCAAGCTTAGATAAAGACGACTGGAGTAAAGACGCATTTATAGCAGTATCTAATGTTTATTTAAATAAATATTTAAGTAGATTAGAACAGGAGCAAAAAATAAAGAGAATATTGAATCCTTTGTCACCTGATTCTTATCATAAAGATAAAGATTCTGTAATATATTATAAAATCCTTCCAGAAGGATATAGTATATCTGGAAGGAAATCCATGAAAAAGTATTTGGAAGAACAGGAACCTACATATGCTAGTTATGTTGACGAATTAGTAACATCGCTTGATCGTAGAGCAACTCCAAATGATTATGTAGCGAAGCTCTTAGAATTTATTTTTAAATATCCAAATAAACCAGAAGTTATGTGGATATTAAATACTGTCAATAAATCTTTTTTTACTATAAAAAGAAAGGATGGATCTACATCATATATTGATAATGAATTATACGATGCAGAACTCTTTAAACTTTTACGTGAAAAGAATATTTCTGATAAAAATTTACCCTTATATGAACTTTTAGCAAAAACAGTTGAAGACTTAACGCCAGAATTAACCGATTCACAAACCAGAATTTCATTTGATAAATTAGTAAGGGATAAGAATATTATTAATCAAATTATTGATAAAGTTAAAACTAAGGAAGGACTTACGCAATTTTTTGCTAAATTTTTAGATAATTATAAAGCTCATATAGAGAAAAAACGAGAAGAACGAAAAAATCGCCAGTCTGTTTATGCGGTTACAGTTTCATTTAAATCTAAAAATGATGATGATAATGGTAAATATAAAGATTTAGACGCTGTTCTTGAAGAATTACCTGACGACTCATATACTGTTGAGGATTTGAATGATAAAATATATTTTTCCGATAAGCTTGTTAGGATGATTTATGCACAAGTATTAGCAAACATATTACAGCAAAATGTATTTCCAAAGATGAAAGCAATACTTAATACTGATGAGATTGCGAATATTATAAAAGATATTATTGAAACATTATTAAAAGAATGGCACCTTGATACAGAGATATTAGGTTTAGAAAGCTTTACACCATCGATAGCTTCACAATTTCAAAAAGTATTAATAGATTTATTAGAGAGAGAGCTTAATCCACAAAAGTTGTCGAAATATTTTGATATTCAAACAACTGTTGACGATACAAGTAGTATTATTAACTTACGTAATGTATTTTTTGAAGTGACAGAAGAAATAATTAAGGAAGCTATACAAAAATTAATACGTATATCTGCTGGAACTTCTGGAACTCCTGGAACTCCTAGAACTCCTGGAACTTCTGGAACTCCTAAAACTCCTGGAATAGTTGGAATAAAAATATTTGAGACGCGAGCATTTCAAATTGCTCTTGCTGCGGCTTTAAATGTAAGAGTACTTAGATCTATTCTACCTGAAGTTGAAAGTAACTTACAAAACAACTTTGAAACTGTAAAAACTAACTTTATAAACTTTCTTCTTGGGTCTAAAAAGAGTAAAAAAGATAAAAAATATATTGAAGACTCTACGGAGGGAATACTTAGTGATATAATTAATGAAGTTAAAATTTTGAGAACAAATGTAAGCAGACGTAACAATCAAACAGAAAAAACGCAAAACACATAGGAGGTAGTAAATTATGGCATACACATCGCCAGGCGTTAGAATTACAAATCAATTTCAACCACTTGCAAATCCGGCTGTAGGTGGCGACAGATTATTAGCTATTGTAGGGAAAATACCAACAAATCCAAATCTTTTTCCAAGATTGAATGTTGAGGCTAGGAGAGCAAATTCAAACCCAGATGCAATAACATTTTTAGTACCGGATCCATCTTTAGGTACTATCTCAGATAATCAGCGTGTAGTACGTATATGGCAAGGAGGTACACGATATAATCCAGCTCCGGCAGACCATATTTATACAGTAACTCACGGATCATCAGGTGGTACAGATACTATAACTACTACTTTATCAACTCCAGCTTCAGGTGCAAATGTTCTTGCTGTATATAGCAAAGTAGGAACAAGCTTTGTTAAATATATAGCAGGGACAGATTATACTTTTACTTTATCCAACGGATCAGGAGGCGAATTACAAGTAACTATTGATTGGTCGCCGTCCGGAAGTGAACCACCAGCAAATGAAGATTATGTTGTAGTTATTGAAGATTCGTCTGTAGATTATACATATGCAGTAGATGATACTGTGGAAGGTAAAGTGACTGTATATGTATATTGGGGTACAATTTCTAGTAATAAACCAGAGACTGGATCTGCTTATATGGCTACTGTAATATTACCATTTCCATATGATAGACAGATTATTACGTCTACAGATGAAGCATATCGTATGTTTGGACCGGTATTGGACCCGACAAATCCAGATCCTTCAAATGCATTTTATATTAATGAATTAGCAATGGCAGCTTATTTGGCATTTAACGAAGGTGCTGGACAAATTATGCTTGTTCCGTATGATACAACTACATTAACATATGAAGCTGCTCTTGATTTGCTTAAATCGGATGATTTACCAAATATTATAACAGGTATTGATTCAACGGTAATTCAATCTGGTAATCCATCATTAAATAACAAAATTATTAATCATGTTGAAGATGCTAGTTCTCAGCAGTTTCAGAAATTTCGTATTGGGATTTTAAATCCGTCAGTTGGAGATTTCAATGATGCTAAAAGTAAATATGCTAATATGGTAGCACTTGCAGATTCTCGTCGTATAATTATAGTAGGACCATCGCAATTAACTTTTAAAATTCCTATACCAGGAACAGGTGAATATGTAGATTTTAAAACAGATGGTGGTTATGGTGGAGTAATTTTAGGAGCTATGATGAGTCGT